ATGCAGGTTAATTCATTGGAGCGAATGAGAGATGGCATGAAGCTAAATCAGGAACAAGTATCTAAAGAAATAGGTATTGACCGTTCTTATTACTCAAAAATTGAAAACGGACTAACTCCTAGTGTTAAAGTTGCTAAGCGTTTAGCGGAATTTTATGGCTTTCACTGGTCACTTTTTTTTGAGTCTAGTAGCGCAATAAATGCGCAAAAATCTGATACAGCCTGAAAGGAGGTGATTACACATGAGTGAAGATGCTAAGCAAATGTTAGCTAACGATATTGTTTCTTTATTAAAAAACAGCCCAATCACTGTTTCAGAAGCAAAAGAGGCTTTGGATGCCGCCAAAGATCAGCTTGAATCTATCACAGTGATTGGTTATAAGAGGGGATTTAAACCCTCAGAGAAATAAATCCTTCATTCTCTAATTCATTTAAATCTTCAAGTTCTTGATTGATCTTATGAACTGAGCGAACAGTTTTGTGAACATCACTCGAAAGGTTTTCTTTACAAACTGGACAATTAAAACTTTCGTCAATGAGACTCCTGGCATCTTTCACTGAAACAATGACTTCGGTATTACAAGCAAAGCAAATGATTTTAAACTTATCTATTCTTTTCATTTAGACACCTCCCTTCTAGTACAAGCTTACTAGAAAGGAAACCAAATACCACCATAGCCTGAAAGGAGCTGAACAACAGTGAAAGTAAAACTCATCCCAGGTGAGCAACTTAAAAACGGAAGGTTGCGATCCCAAGTAATGTATGCCACCAAGCAAATCCTTAAAAAGAAAATTGAATCCGGCGAGTACCAGAAAGATAGGGATGAAGATGCTGCAAATGAATCAAAGGAATCTATCTAACTATCATTTTAACAACAATATATTAAGAATCGGAGGCGAACAAGATGATGAAAAATGCGAACAGTCACCGTTTATATCGAGCGTCACGGATAAAAGACATCTTAAGAATTGCACGTGAAAGAGCAAGTCAACCCGAACAACGAACCAAACAATGGTTATCACGGGAGCTGGGAATTTCTTACAGAGCACTGACTGCCATAGAAGAAGGGGATGCACCACCAACATTAGAACTGGCGATTTCTTGGTGTGAGGCACTCGAAGATCGAATAGCGAAGGAAAAGATTTTATATATCTATGGTATTCAAGCGTTGCCTCCCACCGATCCGCGTTTACTTGCAGATATGTCTACGCAGCTCATTAACTTTTTACAAGAGCTTGCCGAAGCAGGGGCAGCAGCCAAAGAGTTGCAAAGGATTTCAGTATCTAAGAGACCCGGTAAGGAATTCAATCCACTTGAGCTAGAGGAAATCCAGCGGCTATTGAAGCAAATTCTTGATGTTCGACATGCCAGTTATTGCATTGCGAACGTTGCAGAGGAAGCGTGGGGAGTTGCTCGAGAATCGGTTAAGCACCAATGGGTACAACAGTCAGTCGCAAACGATGTAGTGATCAAATCAATCGACGAATACGAAAAATACATGAAAGACCGGAATTACGAGCAACACATCCAGCACATCGTTCAGCAAAACGGAGCACTATGAAGAGGCTTGAGAAGGATTAATTGTTGGTTTGTCAGTACTAGCGTATTTATCAGCAATGGGAGCATTAAATTTGATTTGGAGGTGAGACATAGAAATGAAGCCAAACGCATTTGAAATGGAGGATGCAGTAAAGAAATTGCAATCCTCATCAGATGAAATGGGAGATGAAGCTATGGTGACGGTGATGAATAAACACATTATTGCAGCACTCGCTTATATCAAACACTTGGAAACAAAAAAAGGAGCCAATTGAGCGGCAACTCAATTTGACTCAGGGGGTTTCAAATTCAAATTATATCCTCATTGTAGCTTACCCCTAGCTAGATCGCAATGGGAGCATAGGAGGATTACTGTGCACTATACAAAGAGGTTGCTCGAGCAGTTAGCGGAAGTTAACGCAGCACTTGTTGATCAAGGAGCATACATCATCATGACGACAGGAGATACGAAGGACAAAAAGATCAAGGTGCATGTAAAGCCCGAATTATTTATTTCCTTGGGCATTCCCTATGAAGTCACTCCATTTAGTAGCACCTTAGAAGAAATGGCGTACGAACTCGTTGCGGATCGTGGAGACCACGTCGTTGTTGCTATTGCTAGTCGGGAATTTTACAACAAAAATATTTCGAAGGAGGCAGTGTCCATATGAAAAAACTGCGTATTGAGCGTTTAACGTTACGAAACTTCAAGGGTATTAAGGATTTTACTCTTCAAGCAGACGGTGCAGATCTTAAGGTGTACGGCGATAACGCTACTGGCAAGACTTCTTTATTTGATGCCTTCCTTTGGTTGCTCTTTGATAAAGACAGCAAGAACAGTAGCAAATTTGCAGTTAAGACCTTGGACGTGTCAGGTAAAGAGATTCACGGGCTTGAGCACGAGGTTGATGCAGTGCTGATGGTCGATGGAGTAAGAACTGAGCTTCGGAAGGTCTACAAAGAGAAGTGGACTAAAAAGAAAGGCAGCATCTCAAAAGAGTTTGATGGCCATACGAATCAATTTTATGTAGACAAAGCGCCAACAAGTAAAAAGGAATTTGATGCCAAAGTTGAATCGATTGTCGATGAGAGTGTGTTTAAACTGCTTACTTCACCATCCTACTTTAACGATCAACTCCACTGGAAAGAAAAACGCGAAACGCTCATCTCAATTGCGGGTGATGTTACAGACGATGAGGTACTACAAGAACGCATGGACCTTAACAAGCTCATGGAAAAGTTGGAAGGTCGGTCAATAAATAAACACAAAGAATATGTCGAAAATCGACAAAAAGAAATCAATAAAGAACTTGATCGCATTCCGGTGCGCATCGATGAAGTTAACCGTAATAAACCGGATCTTATTGGACTAGACAAAGAAAAACTTCAGGGACAAAAACAGACGCTTGATAAAAAGATGGAAGAAAAACATGAAGAAATAAACCGTATTCGTTCCGGATCCGAAATCACAGAACAGAAACGTCAAATTTCAGAAATTGAAACGGAAATCAATGAGATTAAGGCTGAGTATCAACAGCATAACCAATCAGTTGTTGCTGATCTCTACCAGCGACAGCATGAGAGAAAAAAAGAAGCTAATAGCACATTATCGTTAATTAACCAGGCAGAGGAAGACATTAAACATGCTAAACAGTCCATTGAGAACAAGGAAAGGCAAGCTGCCTACCTTCGTGACGAATGGCAGGAAGAACACAGTAGAACTTTTCAGTGGGATGAACATACTCACGAAGCTAATACCGTTTGCCCAACGTGTGCGCAAGATCTACCGGAGGATCAAGTCGAAGCCATCCACAAAAAAGCCGAAGATCGCAAACAGGAGGCCATTGAACGGTTCAATCAGCGAAAAGCCGAAAGGCTTGAACAAATCAAACAATCTGGTATGGGGAGCCGAAAAGCAATTGATTCATTAAAACAGCAGATCGAACAAACTCAAAAGGTGATTGCTGCGACGCATCCATCATACGATTCTGCCATCAAGAGCCTAGAGGGCATTGATGAACAAATTAAGGCCGCAGAGGCTAAGCAAATCAACATTAGTGCTTCTCACGACTACCAAGAAAAAGTTGCTGAGAAGAAACGCATTGAACAAAAGATTGCTGAACTACAAACATCCTCACATGCTTCAATTGATGAAGTTAACAAATCAATTAATGCAATTCGTGAACAGTTGAATAGCGTTACTAGTGATCTTAGTAAATTTGATCAAGCTGTTTCAGCTGATGCTAGAATACAGCAATTATCGGACGATCAAAGGCGTCTGGCTGATCAATATGAGGCTCTAGAAGAAGAGATACACATGCCGATGAGTTTACACGAACAAAGGTTAATATGCTTGAAGATCGTATTAACAGTAAGTTTGAGCACGCAAGTTTTAAGCTTCGTGAAGACCTTTTAAACGGCGGATTTACTGAAATATGCCAAACGCTTTATAAAGGCGTCCCTTATGAGCACGGGTTAAACAATGCTGCTCGCATCAACGTAGGGCTGGACATCATACGGACCCTATCAAGACATTACGGATTATCGGCCCCGATCTTCATCGACAACAGCGAGGCGGTCACTCAGTTAATGGATGTCGATGCTCAGCTTATTGCCTTAGTCGTATCAGAGCCGGACAAACAGTTACGAGTGGAGCCAGTTGGCGAACAACACAAGGAGGCGATTTAAATGAAAAAACAAACACTTCAGGAATGGTTGACAGAGGCGGAAGAACGGTTCGGAGCAGATAAGAAGCAATGGGAATTTAAATGCCCTGCTTGCGAAAGAGTGTCCAGTGTTCAAGATTTTTTAGACGAAGATGCAGATCCTAACAGTGTATATCAACAGTGTATAGGCAGAGTAAACGGGAAAGGCAGCACTGATCAAAAGGACGTTGGTTATGGGTGTAACTGGGCTTCTTATGGCCTCTTCGGAACATTAGGAAAGGGTAGAAAGGTTTTAAATGATGGGGAGGAAGTAGAGGTTTTTAACTTTCCGAATCATGAAGTGGTGACCTCATGAATTACTATATTCTTTCACTCAAACGAACTAGCGGAGATGTGTTTACGTGGTGGCGCCCCGATTGTAGGGGCTACACTCAGGATTTAAATAAGGCTGGTATTTACACGGAAGAAGAATTACAGGAACGTCCTTGGTACTTTTCCAACGAAAACGCTATGCCGGTTGAAGTGGGCATTGTCGATCGTTCGCTGAAGGCAACCGTTGTAATCAACGACAGTAGCAATCAAATTGTATTCGCTGAACAGCTCGAACATCAGAATCTAAGGGAGGCTAAATGATGACAGCAAAAAATGAACTAGCAATGATTAAGAAAGACACAGTTGACGTTGTAGCAAGCAAAGTTAAGGAATTTCAAGAAAAGGGTGAGCTTCATTTTCCTACAGGATACTCACCTGAGAACGCTATGAAGTCAGCATGGTTAACCTTGCAAGGAACTCAGGACAAAAATAGAAAGCCTGCATTAGAGGTCTGTACGAAAGATAGTGTTGCAAATTCGTTGCTTGAAATGGTTGTACAAGGTCTAAACCCTGCGAAGAAACAAGGATACTTCATTGTTTATGGTGATCAACTTACATTTCAACGTTCTTACTTTGGGACCATGGCTGTCACAAAGCGGGTAACTGGAGCCACTAACATCGATGCAAACGTGATTTACGAGGACGACGAAGTTGATTACGACTTGGTCAATGGACGGATTCAAAATTTAAAGCACAAGCAAAAGTTTGGAAATATCGACAAAGAAAAAATCACCGGTGCTTACGCTGTCATTACACTTTCAAGTGACGAAAGCTATACTGAAGTGATGACGCTGGCAGAATTGCGTATGGCTTGGAGCAAAGCGCAGTTCTGGGGTAAGGATCAAAAGAAAGAAAAGGCCGGATCTACACATGATGAGTTTAAGCAGGAGATGGCCAAAAAGACAGTTATCAACCGAGCATGTAAGAGGTTAATGAATTCTAGTGATGACTCTTCTCTCGTAATTGATTACTTTAATCAAACCGATCATTCGGCAGATGAAGCTCGCCACAGACAAGAAATTAAACAGAACGCCAATCAAGAAGTTATTGATTTCCAAGCAGAAGAGGTCCAAGAGGAAGCACCTGACGATAAGAAAGAAATTGTGGAACAAGAAGTAAATGAGGGATCGGAACCAGAAGAACCTTCTATGTATGAACAAGATAAAGACTTGAAAAAAGCGTCAGGGGATGTTCCGTTTTGATCGAGATCAAGGTGCTTGCTTCAAGTTCAAAAGGAAATTGCTATCGGGTGACAGACGGTAGCACTTCCATCCTCCTAGAAGCGGGGATTCGCTTTAAAGAGATACAACGCAAACTTAACTTTCAGACGCGTGATATAGCAGGATGCTTGGTCACTCATGAGCACTTAGACCACAGCAAAGCTGTTAACGAGGTTACACGGGCGGGCATTGATTGCTACATGTCTGCTGGAACTAAGGATTCGATAAAAGCTGACAGTCACCGGATTAAGACTGTAAAGGCCAAGCAAGAATTTACGTTAGGATCTTGGACGATATTGCCGTTTGATGTACAGCATGATGTGTCGGAACCCTTTGGGTTCGTGCTTAAAAACAAAGCGGGAGATCGGCTCCTGTTTGCAACAGACACGTATTACATTCGTTACCGGTTCAACGACCTTACCCATGTGATGGTAGAGGCGAATTACAGTACACGCATACTAGATAAAAATATAGAGAACGGCACCGTTCCACAAATAATGAAGAAGCGTCTTATGCGCTCTCATTTTAGCTTAGAAAATGTTAAAGATTTTTTTCGGGCGAATGACTTGAGCAAGCTGCAGGAAACTTGGTTGCTGCATCTGAGTGACAACAACAGCGATGAAGCTGCCTTTAAGAGAGATATACAGTCCGTAACAGGAAAGCCGGTGTATATTGCATGATGCATCGAATACCGATACCTGTTGAGTATTTAGACATCGCACGTAGAAGCCAGAACAAATCAAAAGTTTTTAGAGGCTATGTCGAGGGATATTTAGCTAAATCATATCCGGAGTTTAGGCTAGTGAGAATTGAGAAAATGACAGCGATATGTGAACTGAAATAAGGGGGTGGAACGGTGCCTGAAACTCAAGAGCAGAGCCATCCATTCTATACCTACACTGGTCTTTTAACACCTGAGCACTACAAACAGATCGGCAATGCTATATGGCTATTTCTATGGTGTGTGAGTTCGACGACAACGGAGGTTGAGAGGGACGGGGTGCTATGGGGCATCGTTAAAGGCAATAAACCTCACAAGTTAAATGATCTCGCTACACTGTTTGATGTCAGTGAAAAGACCGTTAGCAGATGGATTAAGGACTTAGAAAAACACAACTATCTGTACGTTAAACGAGCACCATATGGATTGATCTTTACTGTTAAAAATTCGAAGCGTGGATTCAAAAAGAGAACAGACAAAAATGTCCACTCTTTAGATGAAAAGAGATCGGACAATAATGTCTCATCTGACGGAGAACAGACAAATTTGTCTGGTAGAGATCGGACAGATTTGTCCAAGAGATCAGACACATCTGTCCGATGTAATAAAGATGAATTAAGGATTAATCAATTAAGAACTACAGCTACTAATATGCGCGCGGAAGAAAGTGACGGAGTGCCTACAGCCGACCATGATGGTGAGTCTGTTTCTAAGACAGACGAAATATCACATACTTCTGCCGATCCTGTGCGAACGATCTTGGAAAAGTATATTCAGTTGCGTGGAACTGGATTCATGGAAAGTTCGAAAGATTTTACAGCAGCCCAAGAAATAGTCGGTGCAGGTGTCAAACTAGATGACGCTCTGAAATGGTTACAAGAGCGGTTTGACACCTATAGCCTCGTCATAACCGTGACAAGATCCAAAGCCTCGATTACTGTGTCGGTTTTATCTTGGATCGGCATCATGAACAGCAAGAAAAAAAGAATAGCGCAAGTGGGGTGAATAACGATGGCAAGGTTTCAAAGCATGGCCGAGGTGCTGGAGGATATGCAAAAGCAACTAAAACAGCCGAGCAAATTCTCGCAGAAGTCAAGTCCTCCAACGAAGCATGGGGATGAAAATACTTGCCCTAAGTGCAACGACAAAGAGCTTGTTTTCTACAAGGTCTATATTGATGAAGATGACAAAGTAGGAACGGAGTGGGCAAAGCCTTGCGAATGTTCAGCTAGAAAAGAATGGCAACGTCGCTTTAAAAGCTCAATGGTTCCTGATGAATTCGTTGATGCAAGACTGGATAACTTCAAGATGGAAGATGCCACACAACACCTCATGCACGAGATGGTTCTTGATTACCTAAGACATTTTGCCGTTAAGACATCTGAAGACGGCAGAAGAATAAAAAAGTTTTGTCAGTACAATTTTGGATTTCTTGCTGAAGTTGGTGAGACAAAGATGAGAGAGATGAATCCTACGGACCGTGCTGAATTAAAAAAGCTAAAGAATAACTTCGGTATTGGAAAGACGCACCTACAGATGGCCTTGGCAAAGAAGTTGGTTAAAGACGGTTTTAATGTACTGGTCGTCTCTGATGTCACTTTTATTGATGACCTTATGCAGGCTCGTAAATCTGATGACAACAATGAGACTTATTCGAAGCTATTGGATAGTGCTCTGAAAGCGGACGTGCTCATTTGGGATGACATCGGCAAGGTAAGTAACACTGAACCACGTGAACGGATGTACTACACCATCATCAATGAGCGGTCCAAGATAAATAAACCGATTGTTTTTAACTCTAATGAAGACCGTAGTTCACTTGCTGAAAAGATTGGCTATGCCGGCGCAAGCAGGTTGTTTGGTGGATGCGAACAATATCTACTCGAAGCATCAGGAAAAGATATGCGCTTTAAAGGGAGTGGGGTCTAGTGTGCAAGGTTTGCGAAGGTACTGGAATTTTACGTACAGACTTGGGTTATGGAGTGAGCGTTAGTGGGTGCATGTACTGTCCTCCTGAAGTAAGAGATAAGAGGATGAAAAAGAACAAAGAAAAAAATGAAGCATTGCTGGCGAAATGGGAAGCGGATATGAGGAGGCGTTCGGCTTGATAAGAGAAACCTCATTGTTTCGTGAAATCGTGGTAGACAATTTCGCAGGCGGCGGTGGAGCATCGCTAGGTATTGAACAGGCGACCGGCCTAAGTGTGGATGTGGCGATTAATCACGATCCCGCGGCCATTTCAATGCACAAAGCCAATCACCCAGACACTGAGCATTATTGTGAATCAGTTTGGGATGTAGATCCTGTTGAGGTTGTGCGAGGCCGCAATGTTGGGCTGTGTTGGCTTTCTCCAGATTGTAAGCATTTTTCAAAGGCTAAAGGCGGGAAGCCGGTTGATAAGACAATCCGCGGTTTAGCATGGATTGCTCATCGATGGGCAGCTAAGGTAAGACCGAGAGTTATTATTCTTGAAAATGTAGAGGAGTTTCAGACATGGGGACCGTTAGACGAAAACGGACAACCGATTGCTGATGAGAGAGGATCGACTTTTAGGTCCTATATAAAACAGTTGAAAAGCAAAGGATATGAAGTTGACTGGAGATTGTTAAAAGCATGTGATTATGGAGCGCCAACAACTCGACAAAGGCTTTTTATGATTGCGAGATGTGATGGTAAACCAATCACTTGGCCTGATGCAACTCATGGGGAGCCAGAGGAGCTGAATGTACAACTTGGCATTAAAAAGCCATACCGCACGGCCGCAGAAGTTATTGATTGGAGCATACCTGCACCGAGTATATTTAGCCGAAAGAAATCGTTAAGTGAAAATACGCTCATACGTATTGCTCGTGGCATAAAGAAGTTTGTTCTTGAAAATGATGATCCTTATATCGTAAAGGACCAAGCGTACTTTTTGCAGCATTATTACACGCATCAAGGCGGAGAAACTCGGGCAACAGGACTTAATGAACCGGTTGCCACAATCCCTACAGCGAATAGGTTTGGTCTTGTCTCTGCGTTTCTTACTAAATACTACGGACAAGGTGTGGGACAACAGCTAGAGGAGCCGGTGCATACAATCCCAACAAAAGATAGATTTGGCTTAGTAACAGCTTTTATGGCTAAAAATTACGGTGGCAACTATACTGGGGCAGGCGTGAGTATAGACACCCCTGTTCACACTATTACGATGAAGGACCATCATTCTTTAGTTGCAGCGTTTTTGATGAAATACTACGGAACTAGTGTGGGACACGGTGCAGATGATCCATTGCACACCATTACATCAGGAGGGCTTAAATTTGCAGTTGTTACCGTTGCTGACGATCAGTATGTAATTGGAGACATCGGCATGAGGATGTTACAACCACACGAGCTGTTCACTGCACAAGGATTCCCGAGTGATTACATCATTGATCGAGATCGTGAAGGTAATAAAATTCCTAAAACACATCAAGTAGCAAGGTGCGGTAACTCTGTTCCTCCACCGTTTGCGAAAGCACTTGTAGAAGCTAATTTACCTGAACTATGCGATGTAAACAGAGAAATCGAGGTGGCGATGGCATGACTCAAAGAATATTGCATTATCCAGGCAGCAAGTGGCGTATCGCTCAGTGGATCATTGAGCAGATGCCCCCGCACGAAACATATGTAGAACCGTTCTTTGGTAGCGGGGCAGTGTTCTTTAACAAGCCACCGTCTGTTGTAGAGACAATCAATGACCTCGATAGCCAAATTGTTAATCTATTTCGGGTATTAAGAGACCATCCATATGATCTGGCCAGAATGATTGAATACACCCCGTTAGCTCGTGAGGAGTACTACGAAAGCTACGATAAAACAGGGGATCAGCTTGAGGATGCGCGAAGATTTTTAATCCGTTGCTGGCAAGCGATAGGTGGCAAGACAACGGATCGCACTGGCTGGAGAGCTATTGTTAGTGCCAATGGTCCAAAGGTTGCGAGAGAGTGGCAAACGTTACCTGACCGCATACTGTCGGTTGCAGATCGTTTGAAAGATGCTCAGATAGAGCATAAGCCAGCCATTGATATACTTGACCGTTACAAACGTGACACTGTGCTCGTTTACGCAGACCCGCCTTATATCATCGATACACGCACAAAACGCCATTATGAACATGAGATGACGCTCGATGACCATGTAGACTTGCTCGATACGTTAAACGACCACCCAGGGCCGGTGCTGTTGTCTGGTTACACACACAGCATTTATCATGAGCGATTAAAAGGCTGGAAGACTGATACACGTCAAGTTGCCGCAGAGGGCGGAGCAAGCCGGAATGAGGTACTATGGCTTAATCCTGTTGCTGCAGATTGGGTTTACAACTTCAGACTATGTTAGGGGAGTGACTCGTTATGAGCCAACAAACTGACTTTACTAAGCGCTATATCGCTACGATTTTGAAGAAAGTTGTCTCTGAAATTCATTCCAACCAAAGAAGAAAAGAAAGAGCCACTGAAAGATCTATGGTAACTTCAAAATCCGCAAATGAAGTTAGGAGCATGCGTCATTGGAGAGCTTCTGGAGACATTGAATTCTTTTACGCCGAAACAGAGAAAGGTTTTTGCGACATGAAGCAACTTGATGATCTGACAGGTTGGAGTGGTAATTTGCATCAGACTCGGTTTAGTTTTATGAAAGAAAAACACGGAGCTATTCTAGGAGAGTATCTTAAACGATATAGGAGCAAGGAGGCGGAGTGAGTGGATACAGATCAAATCAAGAGAATGATTGAAGGTAAGATCGAGAACTATGAGTCTCTTTATGAAATATAGACAGATAGATTTGGGCAGGGAGCAATAGCCGCCTTGGAAGATTTATCGGAAGAAATTGATAAGGAGGCAGCGGGCGATGAGTGAATTTAACACAATAAAAGTTATAGACGAATTTAGTTCTTGGGATGAAAACGACAACGAAATCGAATCAATTATATACGAATGTCAAGAATGTAATTGGCGCTTTGACGGACAATTATTTCATTACCCTCACGATGACTGCATGGATTATTCAGAGGTAGCGAATTACTGCCCCAATTGCGGAGTCAAGGTGGAAAAAGTTTTAGAACAAGGAGAATGAAAGGAGCGAAGGGCGATGAGTGAACAAAACACATAAATAACGGAAATACAAAAAGCGTGGGCTGTTATTAAAGAGGTCGGAGAGCCGCACCAATATTGGGTGGTCAATTTATTAAGAGGTTTAATTTATCAACCATCTAGCGGTAAGTATGAAAGGGATGCACAAACAGTAATCAAATATATTTTAGCCGAGTGGTCGCTGGAATTAGCAAATGTGCTATGGGCGGATAAATACGAGGAGATACCGGATTATGTTAAAAGTTATGGAGGCGGCGGGCGATGAAGAAGCTTAAATTTTGCCTACACGTTGATGGCGGGGATCAGCAGGAAATCACAGAGGTCGATTGGGACGCAACTGAGGAAGAAATAGAAGCAGAATTTAAAGAGTGGGTTTGGGATCGTTTGGACGCGTGGGTCGAGGAGGTAGAGGGCGATGAGTGAATACATCGCTCCTCTCTACAAATCAATTTTTATTATTGGGATTTACTTGCTCGTCGATCGCTGAGAATGGGGTGAACTAATCCCCAATATACGGTACCTCCAAGCGTAATGCTAATAACAAATGACCAATTAATCTCATCGTCAAAAAAGAATGTAACAAGAAATGCGATTACAAAATGGCTCAACGACCCTTGAAGGGTGTACTTTAATCGTTTATTCATAATATCAACTCCAAGCATGTATCTATTGAAATTACCCTTTAAATTAGGTGATCAAACAGTAAGGAGGATTTACATGACGCAACTTCGAATGGCAGCTGAGGAGTATAACAAGCGTCAGCGTAAGAGGCGTAGCAAATACCACAACAAACGCGTTGAGGTGGACGGCATTACGTTTGACAGCAAGCGAGAGGCAAGATACTACCAAGGTCTGATGCTGCGTAAACGGGCTGGGGATATAAAAGATTTTGTAATGCAGCCGGAGTACCTGTTGCAAGATGGATTTAGCAAAAACGGAGTGACGCACCGAGCGATAAAATATAAAGCGGATTTTAAGGTGTATCACATTGATGGAACAATTGAAATTGTTGATGTGAAGGGCATGGAAACCGAGGTCTTTAAGCTAAAGCGCAAATTGTTTGAAAAGCAGTATCCGGATCTTAGTTTGAAAATCGTGAGGTGATAGTGGTGAGTGAATGGATTGAGAAATTAAAGCAAGGCAAAGTAGACATGGATGACAGCGGCAATGTGACATTGAGCAATCAGGATTATTGGCAGTTAGTAGAGGCGCTCGAGCGGCTAGCTAAAACGTGGCTTGCTTGCGAGAACGACGAAATAACGCTAAGTGAGTATTTTAATCAATCGCAAGATATTCTCAATGAATTGGAGGAAACGACATGAAATCGAAAAACAGCGAGCAGATCAAGTGGCAACGTGAAGTGATTAGGCAGGAGATCGAGGCGGACAAGGCGGAACAGCGTGCCAAAGAGATTGCGCGGAGGGTTTTAGGGTAAAGGTTATCAAAGGAGGTGACCAAATTGGATTTTATATGGCTACCTATACTGATAGCAATTCTGCTACCATTCATTGTTGCATTCATAATATATGCAGAGAAGAAAAAGAAATAAAAAAAGGCCCCTCTCGGAGCCTGTCGCTAGGTAAAGCTTAACATAACGGGAGGGGTAAGAATATGCCGGAAACAAAATTAGAGACAATGACAGCTGAGATTGATTGCTCTGTAAATGCGATGTATATCGTAAAAGATGGAGTGGTTAAAATGATCTCCTCTTAGTAGCGGATACGGGGAGCAACATGCTGTTTGGCAAAATGGAAAAATTGACCGAGTTGTAAATAAAGAAATTATTAAAGTCTAGGTGGTGGAATGATGCTTCAACAAATCTTTAATTACCATCAACAAGAAGTTCGTACAGTAATTATTAATGATGAACCTTGGTTCGTTGCCAAAGATGTATGTGATGTATTAGAAATTAACAACAGTCGCCAAGCGCTGACTAGGCTAGATGATGATGAAAAAGCTGAGGTCACTCTAAATGACGGCAGACAAAACCGTTTATATGCTGCAGTTAATGAAAGTGGTTTATATGAATTAATCTTTGCTAGTCGCAAAAAAGAAGCTAAAGCTTTTAAGCGCTGGGTTAAACAAGATGTTCTCCCTCAAGTAAGACAAACAGGAAAATATGAAGTAGACAAGCCTTCTTATACAATTAACGACCCGATACTGAGAGCGAAAGCGTGGATAAGAGAACAAGAGCAAGTTCAGTTATTGGAACAGAAAGCAGCAGAGTACGAACATAAAGCTCGTTACGTTGATCAGATCCTAGCGTCCAAAGGCACGGTTACAACCACTCAGATCGCAAAAGATTACGGCATGTCAGGCGTTAAGCTAAATGCTATCTTGAAAGATGAGAAGGTTCAATATAAGCAAAATGGTCAGTGGCTATTATACAGTCAATACCAGGATAAAGGTTACGTTGAGTCTAATACCGTTGATATAACTCATAGAGACGGCAGAAGAGGAGCTGTCATGCATAATCGTTGGACACAAAAAGGAAGACTTTTTATTCATGATATTCTTGAAAAAAACGGGATTATAGCACTGAGAGATCAACAGTTGACTGGTTAAATATGGTATATTATAATCAGAAAACTGATTACACTGAAAAGAGTGATTTAACAGTGCCACAGCCTTTTGCTAACTATATGTTGGACGAAACTGCTAAATACAATTTAGAAAAATTGGCTCTTATTGTCAGGAAAATGGATGAGCTTATTGATCGCTTTATTGAAATTGCAACTGTCGAGGGCAAATTGAGTGATGAACAGTTTGTTGCAATCTCCCTTTTTAGGAAATGTCTAGAAAAGGCAAATGCTATCTATGCAATCTCAGAAGAAGGCGTTGAGGCATCTGTCGAAATTACATTAAGGAATCTGTTTGAAGTTTATTTAAATAGTTGTTATTTACTGGAAAATGATAGTACATTTAAAAAAAGAGCATATCGATATTACTTTTTCACATTAAAAGCCCAACTTGATTCTATAAAATTATTTATAGGCAATACTAAAGATGCGAAATTGGTACAGGAAAATATGAATCTAAGTGAAGAAGATAAATTTAATTTCACAAAAAAAAGAAAAGAAATATATGTGAGATTAGCGACTAGCTCTGGATTAGACTTAGCAAACATGGAGCATGAAAAACATTATGAAGATCAAGGGCATAAGTTTAGTTTGAAGAAGGGTCTTAGTATAGGTAAAGGTAGTAAGAAAATTAATCATCCTCAATGGTATTCACTAAATAATGGTCCTAAGAACTTAAGGTTTTTAGCTAAAGAATTCAATATGGAGCCTGAGTATCTAGTTTTGTATAGCGCTTGGTCAAGAGAAGTGCATGGTGTAAATGCACTAGATAATGTTATAGAAGTTAGAGATGAAGGCGATCCTTTTATGAAGGATGTAACTGAGTATCAATCTATAGGTTTCTTGTTGAATCAAGCTTGCAGCTTTTCAGTAAGGGTATTACTTTTATTTTCAAGTTTCTATTTCAATAGAGGCGAAAAAGAAGAATTAAGGAATTGGTACGAAGAGAAAATACGACTTGATAATTAAATTGCTCTGAGCAAAGTCTGCAGGGGCACTAATCTCATACCAGGGATTGGTGTCTCTTTTTGTTGTTTATAAAGGGGGTACAAAAGTGAAAGGTGCACACAAGCGAGAAGTGACAATTGGAGAGATTATTCAGAGCAAATGTAAGCATGAATGGGTGGATCTCTCTAGGCGGCATAGTCGAAGTGATCAAGACCAACAATGTAAGAAATGTGGTTTAAAGCAAATGCAATCTGAACTTAAACCAAAACCGGCAGTATGTACAGTCGAACCAAAACCTTTAATTAGAGCAGATAATAGAACGTTATCTAACTATGAATTACGTAACTTAATGGGTATAGATCGTCAGATCCATCACAGGGGACGAGGCGGAGCGTTTAGATCAAGATAATGAGGTGATCTTATGGAAGTGAAAGAAATGGAAGAACTAATTAGTGATTACCGTTGGATGAAACGTGAAGTATTACGTCTTGATGAGTTATTAAGTAATATGTCGGTTAAATCTTCAAATAATAACCTAACCGTGAATTATGGTATTGAAGCCACGCTTCCTAAAGGTTCGTCAGGTATGAGTGCTGCTGAATATGATCAATTGGACCGCAGAGAAAGAAAACTCATTGATCGACTAAAGCGTTACGAAGAGATTATTGATTTCGTTGAATTAGGTGAAGATCATCTACAAAACCCAATTCACGTGGTTATTTATAGCTGCATGATGGAAGGTATGAGTTATCGAGCAATTGCTACTCATATAGAGATGAGCAAGGATATGGTGCGGAAGCATCGTGATAACCTCATTAGCCATTTAAGCCAAAATCGCCACTATAGCCAAACTTGGCGTTATTTGAAATACCAAAAACAAATTGTGTAAACTGGCGGTGGGAGGGCAGTACTTGAAGCACTACCTTCTCTTTGGTTGGTAAGCCATTCTGTAAAGTCGCAGTGAGAATAATCGCTGTGGCTTTTTATATGGGGTGAATGTATGGAAATTATTAAAATGGAATTACATGAATTAAATGCTGCTGATTACAACCCGAGAATAGACCTGAAACCAGGGGATAAAGAATTTGAAAAGATAAAGAGATCAATTGAATCTTTTGGTTTAGTTGAACCTATTGTTTACAACAAGAGAACAAAGAATGTTGTAGGTGGTCATCAACGACTTAAGGTTCTTCTAGAATTAGGGTGGACAAGCACTAAGGTTTCGGTTGTTGACTTGAGTGAGGATGAAGAGAAAACTCTTAACATTGCTCTCAATAAAATTGAGGGCGATTGGGATTACAATAAGCTTTCTGTTCTATTGCAGGGTATTGTAGATACAAACCTCGATATTACCCTGACCGGTTTTAATAGTGAAGATCTTGCGGAGATTCTTGATATGCAGGTTGAGGATGGGGTAGTTGAAGATGTGAAGGACGATGAATTTCCGTTTGATGAAACGGTTGCAGAACTGAAGTTTAAAGATGCAGAAACGAAATATGGCGATGTTTGGAAACTTGGACCACACTTGCTTGTCTGCGGTGATGCTACAAACGCACGGGATGTTCAAAAGCTTATAAAAGAACAAAAAGCTGATTTAGTGGTCACAGATCCACCATATAATGTTGCTGTTAAGAGTGATGCAAAGCAATTAACAGAAGATGGCCATTCAGAAATCATGAACGATGATATGGAGGATGAAAGTTTCAAGGAGCTGTTGCTTTCTATCTTTAAGCAATACAGCAGAATTATGAGTGAGCAGGCTGCCATTTACGTATTCCATCCATTCTCATATCAAAGAGAATTTGAAGATGCTATGAACGTGCATGGCCTAATATCACGTTCCCAATGTATATGGGTAAAGAATGCGGCTACCTTCGGTTGGGCTCAGTATCGCTACAAGCATGAGCCTATTTTTATGCTCATAAAAAAGGAAAATCACCTTCTTGGTATGGAAACAGAAAACAGACAACTGTATGGAAAGCTGGTATTCCTTTAGAGGAACCGATACCAGAAACAGTTTGGGAAGTCTCTCGAGGAGATGTTACGAAGTATGTTCATCCAACACAGAAGCCACTTGATCTTCTAGCTATTCCAATCATTAATAGCAGCAAGCATGACGATTACGTTATTGACTTGTTTGGAGGTAGTGGATCAACACTCATGACTTGCGACCAGTTAGATCGAAGATGTGGTTTGTTGGAGCTTGATCCATATTTTTGTGATGCAATCAAAAAGAGATATCAGCAAGCAACAGGCAATGAACCTGTTTTACTATCAACAGACAAATAAAAAAGGAAGGTGCGCTAACACCTCCCTCTAAGTGAGCCGGTAACCCGGCAGAGATAGCGACACACCGTGCACGGTAGTTACTCAATATTCGCTATCTCGCTTTCAATTATATTGAAAGGTCGGGTGAAGGGCAATGAAAAATACAAACAAACGTTCGATTATATCAGAAGGTAAAGACGAACTATTATTACAGCATGAAATTGAGCAGCTTCAAAGGCTCGAAGACTCTAAAGAAAAATATCGGAAAATTGTCCATGCGAGTATTTCATCTTGGGTGAAGGATTTTCAAAGTGGACACATCAAAATTAATACTGTCGATGATCTTAAGAAGCTTATAGAGCTAGACCTACAACTCCAGAATGACGATGATTGAAACAAACATAACACTTTAAAGGTTTCGGGGGTGGGTGATGATGTAGATGGCTAGGGCACGCAGCGAGAAGCGAGAAAAGGCTTTTCAGCTTTGGTTAGATAGCAACGGAGAAATGAAATTAAAAGACATCGCTGATGAGCTTGATTGTTCCCCATCGCAAATTAGGAAATGGAAGAATCAAGATCAATGGGATGAAAAATTAAATGGTAACGTTACTAATCAGAAAGGTAACGTTACCAAAAGAAGAGGCGCACCCAAAGGTAATCAATATGCTGTTGGCAATACCGGCGGCGCACCTAAAGGCACTCGTAACGCCGTTGGAAACTCTGGAGGGTCAGCACCGTTAGGCAATAAAAACGCAGTCACTTCAGGCGAATATGAATCAATCATTTTAGATGCACTCCCGGATGATGAAAAGGCACTCTTCGGTTTAATTGATGCTGACCCATTAAACCAGTTGGATGAACAGATACGATTGCTTACCATCGGGAGAGACGCATGTTACTTCGAATTGAAGAAATTAAAAGCGGTCTTACGGATAAAGAGCAGCGCGTTTTGAAAGAAAGGCTAGTGACGGATGAGCCTATTGAGGTAACGGATGAGAGAACTGGACATAAGAAAGTTGTGAAAACAAAGAAGGCTCAAATGGTGGAAACGGAATTTGAAGAAACCGCTTATAGAAAGATTGACGACATTCTTAAAATTGAAGATGCATTGACGCGTGTTCAGAATCAAAAGCAAAAAGCATTGAAGCAGTGGTTTGAGATCACAACTGCGTTTGAACATAGAAAAGATGTCGCATTGCGAAGGTTAGCAATTCAAGAGAAGGCTTCCGATGTTCTTAATGATGCGGACGAGCCAATTGAAATTTTAATCAAGCGTAAACAACCTGCAAAGGAAGATTCATGATGCTCGTTGAAAAAGAAGTGAACCCACATTTTGATGATTTTATATTTAATTGGCAGCATAAATTTCAATTCCTCGTTGGCGGCTATGGATCGTCGAAAAGTTACCATGCTGCTGTTAAGATCATTACGAAGTTATGCGAAGAGAGACGCACCTGCTTGGTCGTTCGCGAGGTCTTTGAGACGCATCGCGAGTCAACGTTCTCACTGCTTGAAGAGATCCTGGAAGAGATGGGGCTTGGCGACATTGTTAAATGCGGAACAGCACCTATGTTGATTAAGTTTCCAAATGGTAGCCGCATCATTTTCAAGGGAATGGACAAGCCACGAAAGCTTAAATCGATTAACAATATCTCGTTAATCTGGTTGGAAGAGTGCAGTGAGATCAAGTATGCAGGTTTTAAAGAGCTTCTGGGTCGGCTCCGGCATCCAACCTTGACGCTTCATATGATTCTCTCAACCAACCCGGTAGACGAAGGGAACTGGACATACTCCCATTTTTTCATTAAGAACAAAGGGCAAGAGGATGAAGTTATCTTTCTTGATGATGAGCGGCTTTATAAAGATCGCACGGTTGTTGTGGGTGATACGTATTACCATCATTCCACAGCTGACGACAACCTTTTTCTTCCTGAAAGCTATGTGCAGGAGTTGGAAAATACAAAGGTGTATGACCTTGACCTCTACCGAGTAGCTCGTGAGGGGCGTTTTGGTGTTTCGGGGACAAAAGTATTGCCGAAGTTTGAAAACAAGTCTCATGAAGACGTCATGAAGGAAATTGAGCTTATTAAGAATCCACTTTACAGAAACGGTATGGACTTCGGCTTTGAAGAATCTTACAATGCTTTGCTCCGGATGGCTGTGGACGATGTAAATAAGGTCCTTTATATCTACTGGGAGTATTACACGCGTAAAAAGGATGACCCTGAGATTGTTGATGATTTAAAAGAGTTCAAAGAATCAACGGAACGCATCAAGGGAGACTCTGCTGAACCTAAAACCATAGCTTATATGCGCAAAATGGGCATTAACATTACAGGCGCTTATAAACCAAAAGGTTCTAGGTTGCAGAATACAAAAAAAATGAAACGATTTACTCGTATCGTTTGTTCCGATCATTGCCCGAACACAATTCGTGAGTGTAAGAACCTCACATACAAAAAAGATCGCAACGGACACACGATCTATGATGAATTTAACATTGACCCGCATACATTCTCAGCCATGTGGTACGGCTTGGATGATTATGACGTAACGGATATTAAGGATAAAGCTCAGCGGATCCGACCGAAGAGGGACCGAGCGACAAGAGAGCTTGCTGAAGGAGGGTAGACAATGGCAGAACTTAAACCGCAACAAACCGTTCAAGCTAGGGTTTTCAAAGCAAGTTCATCTTCTTCTGAAACTAAGCAGATTTATGAAGACCCTTTTAAAGATCACTACAGTGGAGAAATCATACAGCCAAAATATAACCTTGGTGAACTCAAAGAGCTAACGGAATACAGCACCATTCTTCGTCAATGCATCGATGCCTATAAAACAAACATTATCGGGTTTGGCTTAGAACCTGAGTATCTAATAGATATTAATGGCGATGATGAAAAGGATGAGGTTAAAAATGCAGCAAAGACTGAGCATGAACGCCTCGACTTCTTTATTAAGTATATGAATCTTGATGAGAGTTCGGAAATTATTCTTGGCTATGCAGTTGAAGATCGGGAAAAAACAGGGAATGGGTTTCTTGAAGTTTTGCGAGATGGGACGGGCTCCCCTGTTGGGATTGAATATATGGACGTTCAGTACACCCGGGTTTGCAAGCGCGGTGAATCCGTATCAGTTACTCATACGGTATGGCGCGGTGAGGTCAAAGAGACCCTACATCGAAACAAACGCTTCCGAAAGTTTGTGCAAGACGTCAGTGGGGAGAAGGTCTACTTCAAAGAATACGGTGATCCTAGACGAATGAACGCTAAAACCGGAAGATACGATGAAAATACGCCTGATGAAGAAGTTGCGAGTGAGGTTATTCATTTCAAGCTTGGCAGCGGGGTCTACGGCGTTCCTCGTTGGATAGGAAACATCGTAAATGTGTATGGGGCTCGTAAGGCTGAAGAGTTGAACTGGCTGTACTTTAAGCAAGGTCGGCATACTCCAGCTGCCATAACGGTTGATAATGGCATGTTATCAGAGAAAAGCTATGAAGAGCTTCAGAAGTACATGGATGATTTGGAAGGAGTAGAAAATGCTCATAAGTTCTTATTGCTGGAAGCGGAAGGCTTACCGCAAGAGAATATGACTGATGGCGGCGAGAACGTAACGCCGGTCAAAGTGCAAATTAAGTCATTAGCTGAAATGGTTCAGAATGACGCTCTCTTTCTTGATTATGATGCGCGCATCAGAGAAAAGATTCGTTCTTCTTTTCGCTTAACTCCAATCCACATCGGTGAAGCGCAGGATTATAATCGCTCCACTGCAGATACGGCACGGAAGGTTACGGAGGAGCAAGTGTTTGAGCCTGAACGAAAGGTTCTTGCTAGACGACTGAATGCTTTGTTTATGAATGAGCTTGACATGCAGTATGTACGCTTACATCTTAAAGGTGCGGATTTCCGAGACCCTGTAGAGATAGCAAAGGTACTCACGCCATTCACTAATGCTGGAGCGACTGCTCCTAACGACCTTCGGCCGTTGCTTTCACGAGTCTTGGGCAAGGAGCTGGAAGAATGGGGAGAGGAATACAACCAACCATTCATGGAGCACATGCAGGATTATCGTCAGCATTCTGTTCAGATAGATAAGGCATTGGGTAAAGGCAAGGAAGGCGCTGCCAACAGCGAACTCGTCAACTTACTGAAAGATATGCGTGATGTGGTAGAGGAGCTGAACAACCGTGACAAAGGTTGAACGCTTCTTACGTAGCTTGGATACTTTTATTCAAAAAGTCGAAACCAATGATGCGTTCCTTCAAGCTCTAGCAGCTGAATTTCCAGAGTTCTCTAATCTAGCAAATACAATCGATGAGTTTGAAACAGAGATTGCCCGATTGCTTCGCAACGAGCGAAATCATTTCATGGATGCTTTATCGGGATTTGCCGGTTCTCCTCTTGAAAGTGTCTTGGTAAACTTCACGACTGTGCAGTTTATCGAGGACAACTTCGCTGTGGATATGAAAACGATCAATCAGCGATTTTTTGATGAGACGATCCGTGAGATCACAAGCACGGTCATGGACGGCATTGATCGTGATGTAGCTTTCAACACAGTTTCTCGCCGTACAACTGATTGGATTGAGGGATGGTCAGAAGAACTCGGTGAAATTATGCAGTTGAATACCCATGAAAAGGTCGAGAAAATTCTGCGTGAAGGCATTGAACGAGGGGCATCAATTCAAGATATTGAATTAGAGTTAGCTGAGCTTCCTCAGTTTAATAGAGCGAGAGCTCGAACAACGGCGATTACAGAGGTTTTAACCGCATCGAGCCAATCACACTATGAAGCTTATAAACAGTCACCAGCTGTTATCGGCAAGCGGTGGAAGCATTCAGGCTCAGCTGGTATAGAACCTAGGCCAAATCATGTTGCTATGACGGGAACAGTGGTTGCAGTGGATGAACCGTTCACAATTATAGATTCTATCGAGACGGCCATGTATCCGCGTGATCCTAACTTAACAGCAAGAGAGCGAGTGAATTGTCATTGCGTAATGGTCCTGTTGTTGATGATGACATTTTAGGATTAACGCCTGAAGAAAAAGAACAGCTGCGAAGAGAAGCTTTGAGTGAAATGGGTGGATCTGAGCCTGCAACATTAGATGAAGAAGACCTTCTTCCAGACTATGAGAATGCAGAAATTCCAGATCGAAAGCTTACGCATTATGCACTCGATAAAGAACACGCTGATGGTAAGGATAAAGCCGTGGCTTTTGAGTTGGCACTCGGGTATAATAAAGATAATTTCCGTGAGTTGAAAAGGCAGGTTATAGAGAAGCTCCCACATTATAAAGCTACTTTTAATGGCAATAAAGGACACGGTGATTTATATGAAGTCATTATGGACTTAGACGGTCCGAATGGGAAAAATGCAAACGTCCTTACTGCTTGGATTGATAATGGAAATGCTACAAGACTCACGAGCATATATGTAAACGAAAAAAGGGGTGAGAAGCATTGATAGCTAAGGAATTGGATGTTGTCCGCTTAACAGATGGCACTGAAGGAACGATACTTGAAGTGCTTCAAGATAAGCCACGTGTTTATCTTTTTGAGTTTAAGCTTCCTGACGATGAATACGAACAAGATGTAATACAACAAGATCGAATTGAAGCCATTACCTATACGAGTTAAAGAGTCTCGCTTGCAAAAACAAGTAGGGGCTCTTTTTTATGCCTAAAAGGAGGGAGAACCATGACAATATACAGCCATTTCTTACTACTATGGAAAGGAGGTGATACTTGATGCCACGTGAATTAAAGGAAGCGAACATTACACACGTTTCGTACGTTGACAAAGGTGCCAATAATAAGCAGTTCTTCTTCACGAAATCAGCAAAAGAAACTCCTGATTTTCAGAAGGAAGTTAAGCTAATTGTAAAAGAAGAAGAGCAGCAACTTGTTTACGGAGTCGTTTATGAACCTGAAGTAGAAGACAGCCACGGCGATTACATGACGGCTACTGAAATCGAGAAGGCAGCCCACGGATTTATGAAAGATGCTCGCAACATTGATACCCAACATGATTTTCAATCGGGCGTTGGAGAAGTCGTAGAGTCTTATGTTGCCCCTGCAGACATTGATATGGATGGACAAGTTATTCAAAAAGGATCTTGGGTGCTTGTAACCAAAGCAACAGATGAGATTTGGAAGCAGATTAAAGACGGTTCAATTTCCGGTTACAGTATGGCTGGAACAGCTGAAACCATCCAGCGATCTGCCGTTGATAGTTCTGATTCTCATGATGAGATGAAGGGCTTTTTTCATTTGCTCAAAAACTTCTTTACTGGTGAATCCATTCATAAGGGCGTGCGTGATCAATACGCAAGCAATCAACAGCGCCGGAACGTTTGGGCAGCTTGGGATGCGATGGAGGATGAATTTTACGAATCTCTTTGGAGCAATACCACACCAGGAGCAGCCGATTTTGAGCGCTTGCAGATTGCTGCAGGTGAATTTCAAGAAATCGCTGCTGAAATACAGTCATCTGGAGATATTCAAAAAGCAATGGCCGAAAGGCCGGAGGAGGCAAACAAGGTGAAGAAAGAAGACATTGAAAAGCTATTTGATGAAAAGCTCAGTCCTGTTGTCGCAAAGCTCGATCAGATCGAGAAACAACAGGATACTGATGGAGAAGACGGCGAAGAAGGACAGAGTCAGACAAACGATGCCGAAGGCACTGACGGACAAATTGATCAAAAAGCACTTGAAGCATTATTCGAAAAAAGCCTAGCGCCGATCCATCAACGCCTTGAGAAGGTAGAAAAAGCTCGCGGTGTTTCCCGTCAGGCAGACAACGATCCTGAACCAGTCCAAAAGGGTGAGGACGCTGGCTACATGCGTCACTTCTCTTAAAAAAAAGAAAAAAGGAGGATATTATCCCATGCCAAGCAACGAACAAATGCTAAACAAAGAAAGTAAGCTTGCAACTATTAAGAAAAACATTGATGTCCCAATGGCTGTCAGTGATGCGGAGGCGTTTCTTGTTGATACGATCAACTCTGCATCTACTCTGCCTACGCTACAGCCGATCTTTCGCGATACGCCAGCGGGTAACTTAGATGTACTCAGTGTAGGCCGTCGCAAGCTTCGACAAGCAGGTCGGAATGACACACCAGATATCACTACTGACGCGATTGCAAATCGTCAAATCCCTTATGCAGTTAAGAAGGTCAAGTGGGATGAATGGTTGCAAAATGATGATGTTTACTACTCCCTCTCAGCTCGTAACGATAATGTAGAGCAGAAGGTTATCAGCATGATTCAAAGCCAATTAGCCGTTGATCTTCAGGACCTTGCATTTAACGGGGATGCATCGTCTACTGATAGCTTTATTCAAATTCTCGATGGTTTCGTTAAGAAGTCATTGCCAAGCCCGAACAAAACAGAGCTTGCCGATAAGGACCTTGCTATCCTTGATTTTGTGAATCATATTCAAGTGCTTCCTGAGAAGTATAAAACGCATACGGATGTAACGTGGTTTATTAACCAACGAACGCACGACCGTCTTGTATCGCTCGTTTCTGAGCGTCAAACAGGCTATGGTGATGCGGTATTAGTTGATGGTCGAATCACTCGTTTAGCGGGTTACAACGTGCGAGTTGTATCAGAGCTTCAACAAGGATTTGCGGCTCTTACACCTGCAAGTAACTATAAGCCAGTATTTACACGGAACCTTCGCTACATCCGAACAGCGGACGGTGCCACGGCAGCTGCAAAAGACGCAACTTATCACGTTCTATACAGCTACCTAGATTGTGTTGTTCGTGAAGTTCCAGCTGTTGCGTACATGACTGGTGACAATCTATAGGAGGCGACCGATATGTCAAAAGTACAATACGAGCGGAAGGGCACCTTGCACATTGGTGGCGGGCGCTTTTTTTATGGGTTTACACCTGTGAAGGTCACAGAAGAAGAACAGCAGCGTTTGGTTTCAGCTTATGATTTAAAAAAGGTTGAAGCTGATGGACCATTAGATCCAGAGGATCCAGAAGTACCGACTGAACCAAGCCCTCCCCCTGATGGAGATGAAGGGAACGTCTACACCGAGTCTGAGTTAAGATCGATGAACAAGGCTGAGCAAGAAGCGATTATTGAGCAACTCGGGGGCGATCCTTCAGAAACTAAAAACAGTGATGAACGTGTGGCTCTTATCTTGTTACTCCAGGAAGAACAGGAGTAGCCACATGGTGATTTCTGCAGAAGACGTTAAGCATTATTCAACTTTCAGCTCTGTGAAGAAACGCTCAGATGAACTGATTGAATTGGATATTGTAGAGGCAGTTGTTGCTGTGGAAGCAGTGCTTGGGAAAGAAGTAAGTACATTTGATGAATTGCCAAGCAAAATTAGAATTGCTCTCCTTAAAATGGCTCAATTTTATGCGCTTATTAATGGGGATGAGTCGATTGTTAAAGGTTATCAATCAGAAAAGATAAGTGATTACTCTTATTCATTGGCAAGCGGGGGAACGATTCGAAAACCTGAAATTTTTGGTTTATTAGAGGGTTATATTGATGAGGCGCCTGTTGTAGAAGGAACCACCCGATTAAGGATGCGATCACTATGAGCTATGAACAGTTGCTTGATCACAAGTGTGATGTTTATCACTTAGTGAAGAGTGAACGAGGTCCAGGTTTCGGTGTTCCGATTGAGTCTGGCCAACCGCAATTTGATTATCCAGAAGTTCCTGATGATGCTGCCGTTCCTTGTTATTTTGCTGAGAAGTCACAGTCGATTACACAAGGGCAACCGGGCAACCTTATTGTTCACCGGTTTCTCATTCACTTTCTTCCTGATACTGACGTTAGGATGAATGACAAAGTGGTTTGGGAAGGTGTCACTTACACGCTTCAAAAGCCACGCATGATAAAAAATCATCACATCGAGGTAACTGCTGTAAGGAGTGAGTACCTGTGAGTAGCAAGGGTTTTGAGGGCTTTGAAAAGCTTATGGCTCAAATGGAATCAGCGGCAAGCGGCGGACTTAAGGATGAAATGACCGAATGGCTAGAAGCAATTGGTCTTGAATTTCTTGATGTTGTTCAAGATGAAATCATTCGAACTGAGACCGTAGATACGCGCCGTCTTTTAAACTCCTTTGGCAAGGGAGACGGAGATAACGTGTGGTCGGTATCGAATGGAGGAATGACACTGGAGGTTGGGACAAACGTCGAATATGCACAGTGGGTAAATGACGGGCACTTTAACATTGATCCCAATAGCGGTCGTGATCGCCGTTGGTTCCGGGTCGGTGGTCAGGTAACCGTTTTATCTATGATGCGGGATCTGATGAAGGAATGCTCCTTACAATAAGGTGGATTGACGGCAGCGGTTATTGGGATAGCGCAAATGCGATTTTCTCAAAGTTCTTTGATAAAAGTTTAGAAAAGAGGTTACAAGGATGGATGGACAAATATTTCGGGTGAGCGCATGAATCCAGAAGTAGGATCGATCATGCGTTTTTTCCATGATTTGTTGCCGGTGAAGGTCTATACGCTGTCAGTGCCACAAGATTTTAAGCGACCGTCCATGTATTTCCCGACACCAACTTCTTTTGATAGCTCAGATACAGTAAGTACATTTTTAAAAACGTATACGTTAAACGTGAACATCTTTCATGATGATTCACAACAGGCTTATTCAGCAGCTGAACGAATTGCGGACGTTGTAAGAGCGAAGCGAAGTGTGATACCCCTTATAAACCGTGATGGTCATCCAGAGGATGGGAAACTGCGTATATCAAGCATCGAAACAAGGGTGGGAGAAATGGGTGTGGCAACCATTGCTTTGCAGTGGGATAGTCGCTACAACTATGAGCGTGATCCTGTACCGAGCGTTGAAGATTTTCAAATTGATAGTGGGGTGAAAGAGTAATGACAGAAAAGAAGCAAGAAAAGAAACCGCAAGCAAAAGCTTCTGCATCAAAGACCAGTCAATCTAAACCAGAAACAAAATTTCATGTAGGAGAGTTAAGAGCTCATTGTCGCCAACTCTTTGGAGTAAAACCTGAAGTGTTCGACGGAGCTCTTTTTGATATTAAAACTAGTGAGATCACAAAGTCTGATGTAAAGGAAAAGATTGATACTTTCCTTACTAAGAAAACAAGAAAGGGGGCTAAAGCATGAATGGCGGTACTTTTGCTCCAGGCGTAGAAAAAGAGCGCGCAGGCATTTATTTCCGTTTTACCTCAGCTGCAAATGATCGTCTTTCGGTAGGAGAACGCGGAACAGTTGCACTACCTCTGGAATTGTCTTGGGGTGCTCCTAAGACATTTGTTGAGATAAATGGACCGGATGATGTATTGAAGAAATATGGTCTTAGTGTGAACGATTCATCCGTGTTATTGCTTAAAGAAGCTATGAAAAGAAGCCAAACAGTTCTTGCTTACCGTGTGAATGAAGGTAGTAAGGCAGAGACTGTGATTGGTGAATCCTCTGGTGGTGGAGGAAGCGACGGGGATGACGAAGAAGAAGGTGCTTCGGGTCAGTCCAATGGTCTACGAGCGGTAGCTAAATTTGGCGGCATGAAAGGCAATGATATTCAAATTCGAGTATCGGAAAACGTACTAGACTCAGAATTGTTCGATGTAACCACTTATTTGAATAATGTTGCTGTCAATCGTCAGAGCGTTAGACGGTCATCAGAATTACAAGATAACGATTGGGTGAGCTTTGAGGGCAGCGGTAGACTACAAGAAACAGCGGGTACAAATTTATCTGGCGGTACAAATAGCGAAGCGAGAACGTGGACTACACAGACTTTCTATCGGCTGCTGAACATGTCAGTTATGACACGATAGGCTTACCTGTAGATGACGAGGACCAACTCAAAACTACTTTTGTCAGCTTTGTAAAACGTATGCGAGACGAAACAGGAATTAAGATTACGGGCGTACTGCCTAACTTTGATGGTGACCATGAAGGCATTATCAATGTTACATCTTCTGTTGAGCTTGCCGAGCGAAAATTAAACGTAGCTGAAACAGTGGCTTGGGTTGCTGGTGCTAGCGCCGGTGCAACGATCAATCAATCCCTAACATTTGTGGATTACGAGGGAGCGATAGGCGTCAATGAAGATCTCGACGACGATGAAATTAAAGAACGCCTAAGAAACGGAGAGTTCCTTTTCCATTACGATCCTCGTGATAGAACCGTTAGCGTTGAGAAGGACATTAATTCATTTACTTCGTTCACTGCGGAGAAGAATTATCGTTTTTCTAAGAACCTTATAGTACGTGTGCTTGATGCCATTAACAATGACATCACTAGAGAGCTTAAAGCACTGATTAAGCTTCGTAAAGATCGGGGTCAAGATATTCCGGGTAGTAACGATGGGAAACAGATCATTCGGTCTTTAATCACTGTTTACCTAAATGCTTTACAAGAAGGCGGAGCCATTAAGAATTTTGATCCTAGTGATGATATTGACATTGTATTAACAGATCAAGAAGATGGGTTCATCATTAACTTGGGTGCTCAGCCTGTCGATGCAGCAGAAAAATTCTATTTCGATACGGAGGTGCGATAATCGATGTCATTTCGTGCTCAAAATGCCATTAGTGGCAAGGAGGGGCGTCTCTTCCTCGATGGTGAGGAGATGGCGCATATCAAAGTGTTTGAAGCAAACGTGGAAAAGAACAAGTCTGAAGTGAATATCATGGGACGTCGTATGCAAGGCAACAAGACAACCGGGGCATCTGGGACAGGCACAGCGACCTTTTACAAGGTTACTTCCCAATTCGCCCGTCTGATGCTTGATTATGTTCGAACAGGTGTTGACCCTTATTTTACGATTCAAGGTGTTCTTGATGATCAAAGTTCGAACCGAGGTACGGAACGAGTATCGATTTTCGATGTGAACTTTGATAGTGCTCAAATTGCCCGTTTGGACGTTGATTCAGAAGCATTGGAAGAGGAAGTCCCGTTCACATTTGAAGACTTCGACATTCCAGAAGAACTTAGAAGCGACTTTAACTAGTCGCTTCATCTTTTTTATCTAAAACAAATACTAATAATGGAGTGATTTTGATGACAAATAAAAATGAAAACATGGAAGTAGAAGCAAATGAAGTAGAAACCAAAGGCCGTGACGTTAGTTTCTTCCTTTCCGGCGCTGCGGAAGAAGTGACAAGTGAATTTGTCCCGATTAGTAAGCGATTCAAAGATGGTGAAGGTAAGATTGTTAAATTTGAAATGAAAGCCATTGAAACAGAGAAAGTTGATGAGATTCAAAAACAGTGCATGATTAATGATTACGTCAATCGTAAGCTCGTTGGGAAAAAGCTTGATCAACAACGTTTCAGCGCACGAATTGCTGTTGAGTCTACTCTATATCCAAACTTTAAGGATGCGCAACTTCGCAAATCCTACAAAACTGAAGACCCGATTGAAGTAGCAAAGAAAATGCTTAGCGTGCCTGGTGAATATACCGAATTAATTTCAAACGCAATGCGTATTAACGGATTTGACGACTACGACGAAGATTTGGTGGATGACGTAAAAAACTAATTAAAGAAGGGGATCGAACAGCGATCATTCATTTTTATGCTGTTCATGAGCTTAAATACTCCCCTTCAGATTTAAGAGAACTGCATGATGCGCCAAAACCCTTCAAAGCATGGGTGGAAGGCATCATTGAACATAAGCTTGATTTAGAAGCTGAGAAGAAAAAGAAAGAGAAGAAGGGGGCGAAATAGCATGGCGAAGTTTAAGGCGGTATTTGATCTTCAGGATAAGGTTACCAAAAAGCTTGAAAAGATGACCAAGGGATTTACTGATTTTAACCAAAAAGTAGATGACATGGTTCAAAAGACGAATAATCCCATCACAATTGATGCAGAAGACAATGCCTCTAAAACCATCGACCGTGTCAATCGCTCCGTTGATAAGCTCAATGGCAAGAACGTCAATTATGAAGTTGGTGCTCAGGACAACGCTACGAGGGTTTTTGAACGAATAGACCGAGCAGTGAATCGGTTTACTAAGCCTAGAATTATTGAGGTGTTAACGAGCGACCGAGCGACAACACGCCTTGAGCGTATTAATCAATACTTAAGGAGACGCTTCCCTCGAACGCATGAGATCGTCGTACGGGCACTTGATTACGCAAGTCGTCCGATACGAGCGATTGCGAACATTGCCGGTCGAATGGCAAAGCGTATCTATGCGTTTACGGTGTTAGCTTATGACACGGCATCGCCCATTTTGCGTAGGATCGGCAGAAGCTTATTAGCTTTTGCTGGCCGTGCCTAGCTTTTACCATCCGCGCAATTGATATGGCAACTCGAACACTGTCACGAATTGGTGCCACTGCAGAATCAATCGTACGTCGAAGCTATACCATGACTGTACGCGTTGCAGATTTAGCTACACGACCTTTAAGAGCCATTGGTAGATTAGCTACGTCCACGCTCGGTATGTTAGGTGTGGGTGGCGGGATTTATGGTGGTGTATACAAACCTTTAAATATGGTAATTGAACGCGAAGGCATTGAAACAGCTTTTGAGGTGTTACTCGGAAGTCGTGGAGCTGCAAACGACCGTATCAGGGACTTAGACCAATTCGCTAAAACAACATCCTTTATGCGAGATGAGATCTATAAATCATCACGCATCCTTCAAACATTCACTGGTGATGCATTATCGACAAGTGATGGTTTGCGACTGATTGGAGATGTTGCTGCAGGTACTCAACACGGCATAGAAGAAACGTCTGTTTGGTTTGGGCGAATGTATGATGCGATGAGATCGGGACGTCCAATTGGCGAAGCTACTGCAAGATTGCAAGAGATGGGGGCAATCAGTGGTGAAGGACGTGAGCGACTCGAGGCCTTGGCTGAAAGTGGCGAAGATATTTCAAAGACATGGCCGAAAGCGGCTAGGGAATTTGAAAAGTTCAATGGCATTATGGAGAACATTGCAAACAACTTAGAAGGCCTATTACTAGATGTACGAACTTTCGTTGGTGACGAGATCTTTCTTAGATGGGGCCAAGGGATGGCTAAAGGATTAACGGCTTCTTTGGAAGGCTTTCGGGAATGGCGTAGTGCAAGCGCTGAAAATATTGAGCGAATGGGCGAAGAGATGGAGCGTTTAGGCGAAAGAGCAGCCGAACGCTTTTTTAATGCGCTGAATCCTATATTTTCGTTCGCGGCAGAACAGTTTGAAATCTTGTTCCCTGGCATCAATGATCAACATGCGGAAATGGCTGTATTAATGGGTGACACAGGCATGGAAGCAGAGATTGCTAAGATTCGAGAGTTAGAACGAACCCCTTTTAATGCTCGTCTTTCTATTGTGATGGATAATACGCGTGATGTGTTCGGGGACTGGTGGGAGAACACCGGTCAAGCTCAGTTAAACAATATGGCTGAGAAAGTTGGTCAGGCATATGGCGGCATTATTAATGGTGTCATCAATGCACTATTAGGAAATGATAACGAATCTACTGGAAATGCTTTTATTGACGCAGGAATGGAAGCCGGTAAGAGTTTTGCGGATAGTTTTATTGAAGCTTTAAATCCAGCAGATCTTATGAATAGAGTATGGGATCAAGTTGCGAGAGCTAATTCAAACGAAACGTCTTTAGCAGAAGGTATTATTACCAACGTTTTAATTTTAGCGGCAGCTTCTAAACTATTAAAACTTCTTGGTCCTGTGGCAGGTCTAGGTAGAGGTTTATTCAATGCCGGAAAAGGAGCCGCAGGCTGGGCGGGTGGATTATTTACTGGTGGTAAAGGTAAACAAAAAGGAATGCCTCGCGGAGCTTTTCAAGACACTGCAGGTGCTTGGCATCGCTCAAACGGTCAATACATGTCTAAGGAAGAAGTTGCAGGTTATCAGTCCAAACAAGAAGCTAGACAGCAACGCAAAGCAAGTCGTTCTTATCGTGGTGGTGCTTGGGTAAGAACAGCCGGTGCGCTAGGAGGATTATTCTCTTTATCTCCATCTGCGAAGAAAACGTCAGCTGATGTAGGTCGCCAAACAAGGAGTCAACGACATGGTCCTGGAGTCTGGGGTCGCGTAGTTGGATCTACTAAAGGTTTGTTTAGACAAAATGCTCCAGCAACGGGATTTATTAATTCACCACAGCCTCCTGGCGGCGGAGGAATTAATCGTACGTTAGGTAGATTTATTCGTCCTTTGATGTTTGGTGCTGGACTAATGGAAGTAGCCAACGCTGAGGAAGGAGAGCGAGGTGGTTTACTTGCCTCACTAAGTGGTTCGTTTGCTGGCGGTGCTGCAGGCGCAAAAGGCGGGGCCGCATTAGGCGCTCTTCTTGGACCTAAAGGTGCAGTTGCTGGTGGTATTCTCGGCGGTATTGGTGGCGCAATCGGTGGTGAGAAATTCGCTGATTGGATGTATAATCTGGATTTCACTCCACTTAAAGAAGGCTTTGGTAATGCATGGAGTTGGATTACAGAAAAGTGGGCATCGTTTTCATCATGGTTCTTAGATAACGTCTGGAACCCTTTAGTTGATACTGTTACGAATGTCGTTGAATGGATCTCAGAGAAATGGTCAGCATTTTCCATATGGTTTACGGAGAGTGTTTGGGAGCCGATTAAGAATGCAGCAATCAATACGATAAACTTCTTTGTTGGATTATTTGATGCGGCTTGGTTAATAATTTCGACCGTATGGGGTATTGCTTCTGAGTGGTTTGTTGAGAACGTTTGGAATCCTGTTAAAGAAGGGGTAACACTTGCAGCTCTATGGGTTTGGGAACAACTAGTAGATGCTTGGACCTGGATTTCTGAAACATGGGGGATCGTATCAGAGTGGTTCATGGAAAATGTTTGGAATCCAGTCATTGAAGGAGTAACTGCAGCTGGAATTTGGATTTTTGAACGATTATTGGATGCATATCTATGGATTCAAGAAACATGGAATTCGGCAGTTGAATGGTTTGATGAAACTGTTTGGCAGCCATTAATGGATGCATTAACACCACTAGCTCTATGGTTCTCTGAAAAATTCCAAGAAGCTTACGATTGGATGAGTGAGGTTTGGGAGCCGGTTGCAGCATGGTTCCAAGAAACGGTATGGGACCCTGTAGAATCTGCAGTCACTACAGTAGGAGAGGCTATCAGTGGTGCTTTTGAAGCGGCATGGTCGGTAGTTGAACCAATTTGGAGTAAGATACAAGATGCATGGAATGCCGTGTCTGGATGGGGCGATACCATCAAAGGCTGGGGCGGCAATGTAGTTACTTTTGTACAAGACATGGTTGGTCGAGGAGAGGATGTAACCGGTTGGCAAGGAGAGTACGCCAATGGTGGAATTATAACAAAGCCTCACGTTGGTTTGGTAGGTGAAGCAGGTGCTGAAGCCATCATTCCATTATCCGCAACCCGCCGATCACGTGCTCTCGATCTCTATGAACAAACAGGAAAGATGTTAGGGGTACAACCCTATGCGAACGGCGGTATCGTTGGCGGTGCTTTACCAATGGCAGCAGGTCAAGCAAGCACTGTATATGCATCCGTAGGTGTAAATTCAATTGGCACATCTGGCTTGGACGCGATGCTGAGAAAGTTGGCCAGAAATTTTCTGAGTCTGTAGGTGAAGGAGTTAATGGAAAAGTCGTTTCATTGGATCAATGGAAGAAGCGAAACATCCAAACCCCATTCACTCAGACAGTGAATGAAGCGCCGCAATACGGAACGGGCATGGTTTTAAACTTTGCTCAAGGCCAAGACAGCACGCCAACTAACACCAACAGCTATTTACAGGCCCACGTTCATACACCGTTTAACCAAATGCAAGCACACGCCCCGCAATGGGGTACTGGTGCGATGCGTGAATTTATATCGGGCATTAACAGTAGCGGCCCGCAAGTCAGTCAAGCAGCATCAGAACTGGCTAAACGGGTAGAAGAAGCATTCCGCCGTGAATTGGGCATTAATTCACCTTCAAGAGTGCTAGCTGAACTCGGTCAGTTTTCGGCATTAGGATTTGTTCAAGGGCTTAGCGATGTTGATATGGATAAGTTTGCAAAGAAACAGCTTGACGCTTTGCTTGCTACGTTTGCAGCATTTAATCCGAACTTCGGAGGACAATTCCGCATGACTTCTGGATTTGGTCCACGTTCTTCACCAGGAGGCATTGGCAGTACTAATCATCGCGGCGTAGACTTTGCGGCACCTATGGGAACACCGATCCGAGCGCAAGCCGGAGGGATGGTGAACTTCGCAGGTGTTCAAGGCGGTTACGGCAACATAGTCCGTATTACGGGTGCGGGTGGTTTAGAGTATCTCTATGCTCATAATTCGGCGAACCTTGTAAGACAAGGGCAAATGGTCTCACCGGGTCAGATCATCGGTCTTGTGGGAAGTACAGGAAATAGCACGGGACCACATGTCCATTATGAAGTAAGAAGAAACGGCTCAGCTATCAATCCGATGGGCGGTCATATTAATGCCTTTGCAAGAGGAGGAATCGTTGATAATGACCAATTGGCACGAATCGGTGAAGGAAACAAGCGTGAAGTTGTTATTCCGCTTGAGCGCTATCGTAACCGAGCATTGGGCTTGCTTTCATACGCTCAGGAAGAGTTGGGTGTGCAGGATTCTCTTGGATCTGACCAAACGGCCGTTGCTTTAAGCAGTGGCTCTTCCAGAAATAAATCTGTAGCACAGGTTACAAAGGAAGTCATTCTGCAGTTTAATGGAGACAACCACTTCCATAACGATATGGATAAAGCTGAATTTGAACGAATGGTTACGGAAGCTGTAGAAAAAGCACTTGAAGAAGATGACTTTGAAGGAGGTACGTATATTGGCTAAGAGCGTCTATGAATTTTGGCTATCATGGCAACAGGAAAAAGAGAAATTCCGACTTCCCGTACTTCCGGAGAAGTTGGACATCGTTTTTCCTACCAATCACGTGAATATAAATATTGCGAAGCAAGGAGAAATCGTTCGTATTCAAGAACCAATGGCTCGAACGATCGAGTTCTCCTCTTTTTCCAAAGCAATCTAGTAGTCTCGTAGAATTTGAGGACTTTTGGGACCCGTGGGAGTATGTAAAACAAATTGAAAAATGGATGAAGAGTACGAGGCCAATTCGCTTTATTGTGACTGGTACGCCAATTAATCTTGCGATGGCAATTGAAGACTTCCGTCCCTCTGAGGAAGGTGGAGCAATTGGTGATCTATCCTACGAAATGAGGTTGAAGAAATTCACCTTCGTTTCTCATCGAACTGTAGAAATTAAAGACAGTAAACCGCAAAAGTCAAAAGAAGAACGCCCAGTGGAAAAAGCAAAAGCGAAGAGGTATACCGTGCGTCGTGGTGACACGCTTTACGCAATATCGGGTCGGCAGATATCTACGGTGACTCCTCTCAATGGAAAAAGATCTGGGAGGCTAATAAGGACATGTTAGTTCGTCGCGACTCAAGAAACCGTTCTCGTCCGGGTCATTGGATTTATCCCGAACAGGAGTTGAAAATCCCATGATTACGTTACAACTCATACGAGGAAACGAAATGACAGAGTTACCGACTGAATCGATAACGTGGAGCGGTCAACGTTATCACGCAGCACGTAAATTAGAAGCAAGGGTTTACTATCGCCAAGTGAGGATGGGAGACACCTTGCTTTTCAAATGGTATGACAACGAAGTATTCCGAGGCACCGTGTTTACGACTTCTTTAACGAAGGACATGGTCCTTTCTGTGACTGCTTATGATATGCTGCAATATTTGATGCTAAACAAAGATGTTTATGTATTTAACAACCGTAATTTGTCACAAATATTTATTCGCATTTGTAATGATAAGAGCATCCCATATTCAGTCATTGAGGGCTCTCGTTATGTGATCAAATCCCTATCTTTTGTAAACGAAACATCGCTATACGATATGGTTCTGAAAGCGATGATTGAAACAGAGAAGCACACAGGGGTTAAGTATCGTCTTGAATCAAGACGTGGAAAGGCACAACTTCTCCCGCCATCATCAGCGCCAAGGATGCACGTGTTGGAGACAGGCAGAAATATTGAAGACTTTACCCTAACGTCAAGTATTGAAGAAACAGCAACTCAGGTGAAATTAGTTACCGGTGAAGAGGATGATCAGAAAACATCAATTGTTCGTGATGATGAAGGACGCAGCCGTTACGGGGTGCTACAACATTTTGAAAAAGTAACGGAGGATCTGAATCAAGCCCAGCTCGACCATCGCGCAAACACAATTCTTCGTAAAAGAAGAGGTAGGAAGGAAACGCTTGACCTTGAAGGTCTTGGACATCGAGAGATTTATTCAGGTCGGCCTGTACATGTGACAATTGATAACCCTTCTACGGATAAGAAAATGATTGTTGATGATGATATGCACACATTCGAGGGAAACTCCCATCGGATGAGCATAAGTGTGATTGATGATGATGAATTCCCAGAGGTGAACTAGTTGGGACTAAAACAACTGATTGGAAAAATTGCGAAAGAAACGGTTGATGCCAGCAATCCTGTTCAAATTTTATCGGCAACGGTAGTTTCTGCACCACCTGAAATCAGTATTAAGCTGAAAAATAATGACAAGTTAATATTTGAAAAAGAGAGCCTGTTAATAGCTGAGAAGCTCACAACGCACTCAAAAAAGATGCGTATTACTTCATCGAACGCGAACCTAAGTGGTGCTGTAATAAACAGTGCTATGAGTCTGCTGGTTCTGGCCATACGCACTCCATTCGATCGATTGGAATTGATGGCGGAAGGCTCACAGCAGAAGTCGAAGTGGAATTCTTAGATGAATTACAAGTAGGCGACAAGGTTGTTGTTGAAATGATTCAGGGTGGCGAGAAATTTTTGATACTTGACCGATATAGATCTTAATTTAAGGGTGGTAAACATGGCTCTATCTCCTGAACTTGAACTGGAGTTTGATACTGAGCAAGAAGTTGAAATTGAGACTTCTCGCACTTACCGTATTGATTTCGAGAATAAGCGCATAACAAATGAGATGATTTCGGGATTAGATGCAGTTTCGACAGTTTGTCATTTTGTCCCTACGCTTCCCACGTTTTGCTTACTCAATGTTTAGCGCAAACATCGGCAGCGAGCTAGAAGAATTAATTAAGGATGAGGAAGCGACGATTGCTCTAAAAAAGACGGAAATTCCGCGATTGATTGAAGAGGCTCTGATTTATGATGAGCGGATCGATGCAGTGACAAACTTTACCATTGAACATGTCGACGATGCATTTCATGTGAATTTTACCGTCGAATCAAATGAAGGGGCATTGGAGTTTGAGGAGGTGATTTAGTTGTTTGAAAATGAAACCTTTCCAGTGATTATGGAACGGATGCTCGAGAGGTTGCCTGATGACTTAGATAAACGAGAGGGATCCATCATTTGGAAGGCACTAGCAGCTTCAGCTGTTGAACAAGCTCAAGCATATATTTGGATGGATATAGTGCTCGAACAGATATTTGCGGATACAGCTAGCGGTGAGTTCTTGGACCGTCGGGCAGGCGAAGTGGGCGTTGAACGAAACAGTGCGACGCGTGCAATTCGGCGTGCTTCATTTAACACTGCTGTTGAAGAGGGGGAACGATTTTTATTGAGGACGAAGACCTTTATTTTGTAGTTACTGAGTCAGGTAGAGATGCACGGTAGAATGTGAAACCGTAGGAACCGCAGGTAATGCATTTATTGAGGGTCAACCCATGTTACCAGTTGATAACATTCCAGGGCTTGAATCCGCAGTTATCGGTGAAGTTTTAATTCCAGGTCAAAGCGAAGAGAGCGATGAGTCTTTGTTTGAGCGCTATCAAACACGCGCGCGAAGAGAAGCTGCTAGCGCCAATAAAGCCCACTATAAACAATGGCTGAAGAAGCACAGGGTGTTGGACAGGCAAGAGTGTTCCCGTTAGCAGATGGAGATGGAACGGTATCAGTCGTTATACTTAATGCTGATAATGGTCCAGCTTCTCAGGAACTTGTGGAAGCGGCGCAAGAATATATTGATCCAGTTCCTCGTATGGGGGAAGGCCAGGCGCCAGTGGGTGCACTAGCAACCGTAAGGAGTGCTGAAGTACACACAGTAGATATTAGCGCAAATGTGGCGCTAACATCTGGGTATGACATCGAGGATGCAGAGGAAGAAATTCAAGGTGCGCTTGTTGAATTTTTTAGGTCCATTGCCTTTAATGATGATGTTGTTCGTATTTCATCGTTAAACAACCTCTTTTTTAGCGCTACTAGTATAGTTGATTATGCTGACGTCCGTATTAATGGATCAACCGAAAACTTACAGCTTAGTGAGCGAGAGATTCCGCAGCTTGGTGAGGTGAACTTAGATGTCTAAGTTTGAAGAAATGAAGGCGATGTATCCTCCTATCCTGCACGAGCTTAGAGAAATGAAAGAAATCCTAAGTACAGAGGCTCCTGAATACGAGAAACTTAATGGTGCCATTGACAACGATCTAAGAGATCAGCAGTTTATAAGCAGCGCCACATGGTCTTTGAGCAGGTGGGAGCGGTTTCTAAACGTTGAATCATCACGCCATGATGACATCTATGTTAGGCGGGCTATGCTCATAAACAAACGCTCGAACATTCCACCAATCACAATACGTGCTTTACAACGTTCAGTTAATCAGTTTCTTTTGAATCCGTCTGCGAAGGTGAAGCTAGACCATGAAAATTACCATCTCTTTGCGACGGTATCTGCAGGTGATTTGCGCTATGAGACGCAAATTTTCCAAACGGTTGAAACGATGAAGCCTGCACATTTACGTTTTAGCTTATCATTAGAATATGAAGGTATTCGCTCAGGATGGCGAGAGGAGACTAGTATAAATCAGTTCTCTTGTCCTGTACCTAGGGAAGAGCTTTATCCTTTAAATGATTTGATTCCGTGTTGATAGTGAGGAGGAACGTCATTGTATTGGTCAGGAAAGTATATTTTTAAACTAGACGTTAAAGAGGTTGTGCATAACGACATACACAACAGCGTTGAACCTTCTTCGTGATCTACTTGCCGGTATCGATCGAGATCCTAAGATTAAATCTATTGCATTCGGGGACGATGGGTCACCAATAAACGTCCAAGACACGCAACTAGGCAATGAAAAATTTCGAAAGGATTTTGACAGCATTGAACGAACCGAAACAGGAACGGTCGAATACAGCGTGTTTATCACAGACGAGGAGGCTACTTTCCGTATTAGGGAAGCGGCCGTTTTTTGTGAGGACGGGACTATGATTAGCCGCATACTGTATAACTTAGATAAAAGTGATGATGCACATCCGTTTTCTTTTGAGGTCGTTCGCAGAGATATTATTGCCAGGGGAGGTGAGGATTAATGCCTTATGAAAAAACGCATTGGAGACCAGGGCAAGGACCTGGTATTAGTGCTGAACGATTAAATAAAATTGAACAAGGCATTGCTGATGCTCATCAATTAGTGGATGAAAGCACGCTTATGCTTGAGCTAGATTTTGCATCAGCTTCAGAGCCACCATCCGTTTTCCCACTCGGAATCACTACATTTAGAACGTGGAGCGATGACGCAGGCTGGCCGACGCAGCACGGTCTAGTCACGACTAACTATCAACAGGACAACGCCTACGCCTATCAGACGTTTTTGAGCACGGACAGTGACGCAGTGTTCATGTACCGCAATTGGGCTAGTGACCGTCAACAGTGGCGTGAATGGAAGCGGATGGCGGACGGGGAGTCATTTGATGAGCACGTCGCCAACACCAACATTCACCACATTCATCATAATCAACAAATCCTTAATCAACTAACTCAGGATATACAAAAGAAATTGGTGTTTAATGGAGTTAGGTATGTAGATAAGCCTTATGTAGATGGTGTGGTACGAGATGTTGCCAACTTAAATCTTCATCTTGAGGCAAGTCAGCGTGTAGAGAATGGCGCTACTATTGGCGACACATTTGACGGTAGTGGAGAATTGGGCGATGGTGGCATTGGTATGTCGTGGGAAGGTGGAAACCAGACAGACAGGACTAGTGAAGGCATCAGTGTAAATCCTAATACTTTATCTTCTGCCAGACGAATTACTAAATATAATAGCCCCGATGGTAATGTCCCAGAAATCGACTTTGAATCGTTAGGTATTGTTTTAGATGATCACGGCAGTATTACAGATACTCTACACCCATTAGATGGTCATCAAAGATTCCTAAAATTGGGGGATAAATACTTCCTTGCAGTTAGCGAGATAAAAAGTGATATAACGAGAAGAAGGCACGTTATTTTAGTGAGCGAGGACAACTGTCAAACTTGGGATTTACATGCTTCTGTGACATCACTTAGAGCTTCGAACTTTTGTGCGATGGATACAGATGGAAATCATCTGTTTATTGTATATACACAACAAGTTTCAAGCACAAGGAGTAGTCTTTCTCATGATATTCATTTTTGTCGTGTTAGTGTTGAAACTGGAAACGTCTCGGAAAGAATTAGGATTACGTCAATTGGTGCAGACTTTACACATACCACTTCTGCTATGCTTCACTATAGACCAACAATACACTTTAGTGAGTCAAGGAACGAGATTCATATTGCCTGTGTAGTCAACTATAATGCAAACGGGACTGTTAATGATGTCGCTTCCGGTCGGCTAAGGCATTGGTACTGCAATGTAGATGATTATGAATGGGAGGGGACTTTACCTACAGACAGCACAGGAAATCGTTTTGCTACTGATGCCTATATTACTTCAGACGCTCAAGGATTTATACGCCTTTATAGTATTGGGTACTTCGCAAACTTTACTAGGAATGTATTGTACGTAAACTTATTTGACAACAGCAAAATATGGGCACATTCCCCTGCATCAAATAATGCTGGCTACGGCTATGCTTCCTATACTATGTCAGAACCTAGACCGCATCTTTTTACTAGCGCCAGAGCACGGGCTGAATATGCTTCTGAGTTCCCTCTGCACATGGATGTGAATAGAGATGCAAGAGGGAACCATTATATCTCATTCGACTTCTTAACAGATGTAGACACAACAACACTTGGAGATGGCAGACATAAGACAGACACAGTGTGTGTGGTTAATAATGGCTCTAGTGTCCGTTCTGATGAATTTCTTAGAAGGGATATAGGGGATGCAAACATAAATGCGTACAATAAGTTCTTCATAGATGCTTTTGATAACATGGCTTTACTATTCAACTTTATAAATAATGCTGGGTGGTCGCTTAGAATTGTTGATCCAGCACAAACACCTAACATTAGTGCATTGTTATTTGATAGTGCAGATGTTGATTCGTCGCCCATGTTTGGGCTTTACGAATTACAAGTAGTGAAAACAAGAGATCCTAGCATGCTGACCGAACTCAATATACGTCACCCCTCAATTAGTAATGTACCACCCACTGTTTGGTATAACAATTCGGACAACAAGTTGCATTTCACAGGTTTTTGGCGTGATGTACTGTTTTCAGAACCAGACTCAGAGCTAAACGGTTCAGCGAGATATAGAATAGAACGTAACACGAATGAAGTGGTGCTGTGGATACAAACCACTGAAGATATAGAAAACTTGCGTGCTTTTGCTAATGGCGCTGAGATAGACAGGGGTTCTTCTGCTAACTCATTGGGAACGGAATATAAGTTCGTATACAGAACTGAAGAGTCGGAAGAAGTTAATATCGATTTAGAATTGACCGCCAAATCACAAGGCAGACAGCCTATTATTGCTATTACTAAGATCATTGGTGGTGTCTCAGTAAACTAAAGGAGGTGTTTTTATGGCAGAGATACCGTTCAGTCATAATCATCATTTACCATCTAAGGAAGAAATAATGATTGATGATCTCAAAGAGAATGTATCACTTAACCAACTAGACGCATTCGACCACATTGCAACGGTATACGAAGACATGTTAGACGGGCAACTTGACGCAATGGAGCAGGTTGCTTTTTTGTTTGAGCAGCAGTTAGAGGCAGAGCTATCTAATTACGAGGTGTTTGCCGAGCTTTTCGAGCTTATTGTGGGAGGTGATAATGGTGAATAGTACACAGATGGTGGGCGTTTATGTCACGCTCGTACAAGCAGGTCGACGCTCTTTAGAGGAGGGCGATGATGTCCCTGTCGTGCCTCAGATATTACGTGAGCAGGTGGAGGCAGAGGTCAATGCTTAGGTTGTTTAGTCGTATCAAATTAGCAACACAAATACTATTCTATGGAGATGATCAAATGGTAGTCGTATATGTAACGCTTATTGTGAATGGACGAAGAACGTACAACAGTGTGCCGATGATTTTAAAAGCAGATGTAAAAGCGGACTTGGAAGCGATGGGATTTACTGTTGATGATGCAGGAGATGTTAAGACAGCTAGCGCCGAGTAGGGCGTATTTTTTATGGGTGAAATGAGGTGGTGGTACATGGAAGACGGTAAAGCATATATCAGGTCTGATGCAGCGATCGCAAAAGTGGTTGCTGCATTTTTGCTTGTTTCGGGCGTGTGGCTCGCCCCGTCTGGGGTGCTCTTTATTACGATGACGGAAGATGAGATAAGCGGTATACGACCATACGAATATATTCAGCGTTACTTTGATATGGACTTACTGGGCATCTTGTTCTTGCTCGTTTCGCTATTGCAGATTTGGCTTGGTCTTGGTCAGCTAATCAAGTTTTTAGAGCATAAATCCACAATATGGGCGTTGTACGTGCTGGCAGGACTTGCAGGAGTGCTGTTGCTATGCCTGCATACAGCCATTGTTATTTTGACAGCAGAGTCACTCATTACAGTAGTAAGACAAATGGTGTTTTTAGGCATCAACATGTTATGTATCACAGGACCGGGGGTGTTTATGTGGATCAAGCAAATACGCGCAGCGGCACAGACCCCGTGACGTGGGACAAATTTAAAAAAGAGCGTATGGCGATCTCTCAGGAAATCATTCAGGGGGATGCAGCTACTGAGCGCAAGATGGTTGATCAGTTTAAACGCATAACAGACGCCACCAATCGTGCAGCAGAAAATCAAGAAAAGCTACTAACACGTATTGCTGACACCACAGACTCAAACACAGTAGCTATTCGGGAGCTAACCAAAGCGCAGGAACTGCTCAATTCTTCGATTAACCAAATTCAAAATGATCATGGTCGACGTTTGGAAAATATGGAATCCTCACAGGATAGAGAACACGAAATAAAAACCATTAGCCTTAAAGGATGGTTTGGCATAGGCGCTGCTGGATTAGGTGGTACCGGCATTATTACAGTAATTGTCACGTTCTTACTAAATTATTTACCGAACTATTGAGAGGAGAATGAAAAATGAAGATGGATAAAGGAACTTTTATTAGAACGGCCGTGCTAGTTGTGGCATTGATCAATCAGTTTTTAGCATCAGCGGGATTGTATGTTATCCCTGGAACCGAGGAGCAGCACACGGAGGTTATTGCAACGATTATTACTGGTATTGCCGCAGCTGTCGCTTGGTTTAAAAATAACTATGTGACTGCCCGTGGAAAGGCTCAGAAGGAAGCGCTCAAAAGGCAGAACCTAACCAACGCCAAATAAGGCGTATTTTTTATGTCGAGAGGAGTGATACCATGCACATCATTCAAGATTTAATACCCGCAAGCGCCCGCAATCGACCAGGCATTAAGCAGACGCCCCGCAAGATAGTCGTACATGAAACTGCCAACACATCGAGGGGCGCAAATGCAGCTATGCACGGACGGTATGTCAGAGGTCAAGATGCCCGTAACCGTTCAGTGTCGTGGCACTACAGCGTAGATGAAGCCGAGATCCGTCAACACTTACCGGACACGGAGAGAGGCTGGCACGCTGGCAGTGGCAATGTTGACAGTATTGGCATTGAATTATGCGTCAATATTGATGGAAATTGGGCTCAGACTAAGCGTAAGGGTCAACAGTTGATTGCGTTTCTTATAAAAAATTGGGGAATCTCACTAATTGAGGTCACCACACATCAGCAGGAAACTGGAAAGAACTGCCCAGCCAACTTGTTAAGAGAAGGTTTTGCAGCGTTTAAAGCTGGCATTGGCGTTTTGGAACAGGTTAAGTCTGAAACGATTGAAGATGAGGAGGTATATGTAATGTTAGATGCGGACTTTGCAAGCAATAACAAAGCGATTGAGGACGTTGTGAGGCGCTATGGCGTTAGTGACATGGAGGGCAAGTTAAAGGAAGGTAAACTCAAGCAAAGTGATCTATTTGGTACACTGGCAAAGGCGGCGATGGCTAATGGGTCAAGCAGGCGTAACCCTTCAGATGCACATGCTGGTTCAGTTAAGAAAGCCGAGGATAAAGGTGTTATGAGTGGTCGTCCGGGTGAGTATTTGACGAGAGAACAACTAGCATCTGTGCTAGACCGCACTGGGAACTTAGATTAGTATAAATTTTGAGAGAGTCGGAACCGGTAGTTCGTTTCCGATAAAAGCCCCGTTCAATGAGAACGGGGCTTGTTTGGATAATAAACTATCCACTATAAAACCCATGTCATAACTGGCATGGGGGTTTATTTACTACTTAATTGTCCTCATTAGACTTTTTTGGCCTTAGTTTAGGTGCAGATATTAATGGGTTCCCAAGCATTTTATCGCTTAAAAAGGCTATTATTTGTGAAGAATGCGAAAGGATTGGATAACTTATATCGGCTTGAGTCTCGCTATTTTGTAGAAATTCTTCTATATATTCTTGAGGAATTTCATCATCACTTTCCACATGGATTTTGTATCGTCCTTTTAATACCAAATCTAAATTAAATGTTCCTTTTATGCTCTCTTTTAATGACATTGTTAGTTCATCATCTTTTAGGCTATCTATGCTTAATTCATTTTCTCGTTTTATTTTATTTGTATTACTTGTGCCAAGTGAGACATTAACATATTCTAGCTGCACGTCGTAACTTTCAATTTTTATATTAAATTCAACTTCTCTAGTCATTATTTGATACCTTCCCTTATTGGAGCCCAATTTATTCTACTGTCACCTGTAGATCCTAAATCATCAAAGTCATTTGCATTGATATCGTTGTATCCAGTTTCAATAATTGGTCGAGCGCCAAACGGAGTTTCTTTTTTAGAATTATTAAGTGTGATCATTATATTAGGTTTTGCGATATTTTCTTCATATTTCTTTTTTAGTATATGACTTGCATATGAATCAGTTAAACCTGCAACAATATATTGATTTACTAGTGAGTTTAAACTAATCCCTTGAAGGTTAGCTTCTTGCTCCAACCGCTTATGAATTTTTTTACCTACTCTAGTAGTGAATTTTCCGCTAAACTTTCGAAGTTCATCTTCTGGTGGCTTAGGTTCAGGTATTGGTAATCCCTCACTCAATTTAAACTCAATATATTCTTTTTTAGCATTCTCTAAATTCTGCAATGCCTCTAATTGAGTTTCTCCATCACTCATACATCCCTTAAGCTCAGGTACTTCAGCTAACCAACCTCCACCATCTTCATAAGGTATCGGTTCTACAATTGTTTTATATTGTAAAGATAAATAAAAATTTAAATCATTCATGGTTGTCATCCTCCTCAATTATTTCTTCAATTAGGCGAATAACTTTTTTAACATACACCGTCTTAACTTTACCTCCGTGAACGGATATCATTTGAGTTTCACCTGTAGGTGGATATATCATCTTCCAGTGACTACCACCATGTTTAAAAATACAACCATATCTTTCGGCAACTCTTCTTAGAGCCTTAAAATCAGTGTTGTTAGGGCTGTTAACTATTTTCTTGAATTCTTTTTCTATCTTGGACATTAACTACGCTCCTTATACTCTATGCATAAGGCACCATATGTGATACCACCTTATAAAAATTTTAGCATGAATTTTTCTGGTGTCAATTATTTTTCATCTAAAGTCGCTGGACCTAGAGCGATTTGGTTAACGGAAATTAAAACACTGAAATCAACAAAAACCTATCCTTATTTGAAATGCACGACGACATCTATTTATAATGCCCGCCTAACTTTTTCGCCCTCTCCATCGCCATCCCTCCTGGACCGAGTGAAGCCGCCTGTATAACCGCAGTATTACCGTATCGGTGCTTGAGCTTATCAATCGCATGATTAAGTTGATCCCGAGTATTTTCAACCGTAAAGAGACTTAGCTGCATACTCTCTGCGGTATCTAATCCCCCTAGGTTACACCGACACTCCTAACGGCTTGTCGATCCCAATGATATTTAAACAACTTTTCAGCAGCATCATATATCGTTTTGCCGTCATCCGTCTCTGTAAGTAGCTTTTTCTGTCGACTAAAACTACTGCCACGATTGTTATAACTACCACCAACGCCAACCGTTACCACAGTACCTGCATATCCATTTGCACGTGTGCGACGAGCGACTTCTTCGCACAGCTCCCGGAGCACGATTTTTATTTCATCCCATGTTTTATAGTCGCGAGGTAGTGTCATGCTGTGTCCGATTGCCTTCCGACGTATATGAGTATCAATCGTAACGGGTGCTTCATCAATACCGTGCGCCGTTTGCCACAGCACCTCGCCGTTTATACCCCAGCGCTTAGTAATGTCTTTTAACTCAGCGTTCGCAAGCTGGCCAATTGTACGTATACCCATATCTCGTAGGTGGTGTTCCATACGGTTTCCAACACCGAACATTTTACCAATCGGCAATGGCCATAACTTATCGGGCATGTTGTCGTTGGTCAGACAAAAAATGCCCTCCGGTTGCTTTTTAGCAAAATGATCACACGCCATTTTTGCCATCACCTTGTTCGGTCCGATCCCGACACGAGCGATCAATCCGTGGTTTTGATAAATTTTATTTACCATTAATTGTCCGACTTCATGAGGTGTACGACCGTGTAGCGCGCCTGTCATCTCGACAAAGATTTCATCAATGCTGTACGGCTCGACGAGATCAGTGAACGTCTCTAGGATGATCGCAATTTCAATGGAGATATCGAGATACAGTTGCATGCGTGGCCTGACAACTACAAGGTCCGGACACTTCATCTGCGCTTCCCACAAAGCTTCTGCTGTCTTAACGCCCCGTTTTTTAGCGATAGGGCAGGCAGCAAGAATAACACCACTACGTATCTTGGGATCGCCAGCAACCGCAACAGGTTTGTCTTTTAAGGTTGGGTCATAGGATTTCTCAATATTGGCGTAGAACGACTGCATGTCAACAAGCATGACAACACGATTCTTTTTATTAGTCGGCATAGGCTGTTGGTCGCCTTTATGCTGTAACAATGCCTCACGGTGCTCCGGTAGGACCATCCGTGATGATTCCCAGCGCATGTTGGAGCCGGGGGTTAGTTTGTTGCCCGTCATAAAGTGATCACCTCAGCTTTTAAAATGTCACTATATTTAATAATGGTAAATGTTGAACCATCTTTAATCGTTATCTCTTCATCACAGTCCGAAAGTTTTGAGAGGTGACCTGTTACTTCATTAGTTATGTCACCAACTATGAATGTAATTGACAGCAGGTTTTGTTGTTCCGCAATACAAGTGAGGAGTGTAGTTTTGAAGGAATCGATGTTAGTCATGTTGAGCCTCCATTTAGTTTAACCTATCCACATTATACACGAACAAAAGTTCGTATCAAGTGTTGATTTCGAATGTATGTTCGCATATACTTAGGTAAATACTAACGGAGAGTGGTTATTATGACTTATAAACAGAGAGAGGCACTCGATGTCGCAGTAGCTTATATTGATAGGTATGGTTATGCTCCTACATTCAGAGAAATTAGTGATTTAATGAATTACCGCACCGTATCAACCGTTTACGAACTATTCGTTAAATTGAAGGAAAAAGGCTATGTGACTTGGGAAGTGGATAAGTCGAGAACTTTAAAGATATTAATGAGGGAGGAATTACAATGATAGGGTATGTGCTTCAACATTCATTGTCATCAGGTAAACCTGTCAGCATTATATATGAAGCGAAAGATGGGATTTTAAGTCAAAGACGAGTCACAGTTCGAAGGATGGATGAAAACACTGCACTGGTTTGGTGTCATTATAAAAGAGCAGTACGAACCTTAAAGATTGCCAATATCTTATCAGCAGAAAAACAAAAGGAGTATGCCTAAACCATTAGAGCATGCTCTTTTTCACTACAAATGAAAAATATAGTGAAATGTAAATGTCAAGAGTACAGGCGGCACCTTCATACTCATTAAAATGGAGGTGTGGCGATATGCGTGTTATTTTGCATCAAGGTGAGTCATCTGATCGTGTTAGACAGGAATGCTATACGCTTATCAAAAGCTATTACCGAAGCCGGAGTGTGATGAATGATGATCGGGATATATGTGAGAGTAAGCACCGAAGAACAGGCGAAAAGCGGGTACAGTGTGGAGGGGCAGCTTCGGGATTGCCAGGAGAAAGCGAAGACAAAAGAAGTACTTGAATATATTGATGATGGAATAAGCGGGTCTGTGCTAGATCGTCCAGCGTTGACACGGCTTCGTGAAGATATTAAGCAAGGCTTGGTGAGTAAAGTCGTCTGTTATGATCCAGATCGACTCGCTCGGAAGCTCGTGCATCAACTTATTATCTCGGAAGAAATTGAGAAAAGAGCATCCATTGAGTTTGTAAATGGTGAGTTTGCACGTACTCCAGAAGGTATGCTTTTTTATCAAATGCGCGGTGCAATCGCTGAGTTCGAAAAAGAGAAAATCAACGAACGTATGAGTCGGGGTCGTGTTAACAAAGCACGAAAGGGAAAAGTCGTTAAGAACAGTTATATGCTCGGTTATGATTATGATAAAGAAAATGGAATGTTCATAATCAAAGATGAAGAAGCTAAGATAGTTCAATTAATTTTTAACTTGTTTAACAATCCTCCTAGTCATATCAAAGGTATGAATTCGATTGCCAACTACCTAAATGAAATGAATATACCCACGAAAAAGCGAAAGGGCATTTGGCATAGAAATGTTGTAAGGCAAATTCTCTTAAATGAGAGCTATACCGGTGTCTATCATCAAAACAAATGGAACACTGAAGATATGCTCGGAAACAAATATAGGAGTTCAGAAGATCGTGTAGCTATTGCCCTACGCCCAAGAGAAGAATGGATCACCACAGAAGTGCCTGCCATCATTAGTCAAGAAACGTTTCAAAGAGCTCAGCAAAAACTTGAGACGATACGCCGAAGATCCAGCAAGCAGAGTAAGCGTAAGTATATGCTTAGTGGATTGTGTCGGTGTAGGAGATGCGGAAACACGATAACTGGCCGTTACAGCAAGAACTGGAACAAATACCGTCGGGAGTATACATGCTTAAAAAATAGTGTCGGAGCTAAATCGCGTGGATGCACACCTTCAATGCGACTGCCGGCAGATCGTGTAGAAGTAGAAGTGTGGGATAAAGTTGAGAAATGGCTTAACGATCCATCAGAGATTATTGTTGCTTCAGAATTTGAGAATGAGAGTTCGACTCCAAGTTATGAAGAAGCTGAAATAGCAAGAATTAATGATGAAGTTGAAAAGCTTCGTATTGCACGTAAAAGGTTGTTTGAGTTGTTCAGTGCAGATTTAGATATATCTACTGACGAGATCCGAGAGCAACTGAACGATAACTCTCAGCGCGAAAAGGTGTTGCAATCTAAACTCGAAAATCTTGAACAGAAAAATAATGATAATCAGATACATGAAGCTAACGAGGTTTTGTTACAAGAAGCAGCTGAATATTACTTCGAAAAAGAAGGTCATCTCTCCTTTGAGGAAAAGCAGGAGTTGCTCAATAAAATTGTTAAGGAAATCATCATTGATGGGGATGATGTACACATTTACAGTTATTGACGCATAGGTAATGTAATAAGGATCGAGATCCTTATGCATTTACGTTCACTAAAGAAAGTGCGTAAAGACGTTTCCATTAATGAACCGATTGGTGCAGATAAAGAAGGAAATGAGCTTAGTCTCATGGAAATTCTCCAAGATGACGCACCAGACATCGTCGATGCGTTGCAACTGAAGATGGAGAAAAAACAAATATACGAGTGCATTCACGTTCTGTCCGAAAGGGAAAAAGAAGTCGTTGTCGGTCGTTTCGGCCTTGGTGAAGACGAGGAGCGTACTCAGCGCGAAATCGCAAAGGATTTAGGCATCTCAAGGAGCTACGTGTCTCGAATTGAAAAACGCGCTTTATTAAAGCTTTTCCAGGCGTTTTATAAACAGCAAAAAGGTGAATTGTAG